TATAACTTACATAAACATACCTTTTCAATTACAATACGTGGAATTGTTATGGCTCACGTAGATTATGTTAAATTAAAAAATGTGGAATTTAGGGTTAGGACTGGCGGAAAGGAAATGGTTAGAACAAAAAAACAAAAAAATGTTCACGCTTTTGTGATTGGAACCTTATTGGATTATTGTGAATATCCTTGTGAAAATTTACCCGAAGAACCTATTGGTGATGTGGTTACATACAATCCTTACAAACATGATAGTTTTGTCATCAAATCAACAGACCAACCTATTTTCAATGCAAACTTGGTGGAGATGATAAATTCAAAAAATAAAATTTTCATTCTAGAAAATTGATGGAAAAAATCTATTTATAGGATATGAAAATTATCATAACAGAATCACAACTCAAAAGATTAAACTTAGAGGAATTTGCAAAGAAAAGATTTACAGGAGCTGAAAAGATTGCCAATACCGCAAAAGAAAAGGGTGGACCTTCTATTCTTACCTACCAACATTTTGTGGTAAAATTACCATATTACAAGAAAGCCGGTGAAGGTAAGTTCAATGAAAAGGAATCGATTGAAGAATTCAAGAAGACCTTAAAATCAATCTCTCTAGAAATGACACAAAAAGAGTTTCAAACTGAAGTAGGTAGATTGGAGGTTTTAGGTGAATTAATTATAAAAAACAAAAAGTAAGAAAAGTCATATATTATCGAACCCTCACTTCGGTGGGGGTTTTTTATTTGACATTTATTATAGTTTTGTTTAACTTTATAGAAAATTTTTTAATATGACAGTTTTATGTATTATCGGTTGGGTTGTTTCAGTTGCAACCTCTTTATTCTTAGCGAAGAATGCTTTTGATAAAATTAGAGGTACTGAAGAATCTAAAGGGAATTTCAAATTCATGAATTTAGAAAACTATAGAATGGAGACAGGTGTTGGAGAAATGTTGGGAGCGGCTTTGCTTTTGGTTCCTGGTTTTTCAGTAATTGGTCTTGTTCTAATTTCTACTTTTATGGGTGGGGCAGTCGTTGCTCACTTATCTCTTATGGGGGGTAATAAAAAAGAGTTTCCGATTATGGTATGGGTTGGAGCACTTGTCGGATATTTGCTCAGAGTCTATTGCTAAGAAAAAAAATTTCCACTAAAACCCCTTCACTTGTGAGGGGGTTTTTTTTATTTGCAAAAAGATATTTATCTTTACAATGAAATTACTCACATTAAAAGAATCTGAATTTTTTTCTATGTTAAAAACAATAGTTGAACAAGTTGAGACAGACTTGAACCAATACGATGATAACGATTTTTTTGATGCTTTTGTTTATGTATTTAGAAAATGGGCTGCAAATAGGTTAGGGGAAGAATATGGAAAATATCCCTTTTCATATTTGTTGAAAACATACGGACAGGAGTTTTTAAACCAAATTTTTGGTGATAAGTATGACCAATATTTTAGTACTGATGAAGTTTCCCTTTACCGACAAATGATACCAAGAATTGGGAAATACTTAGTCCAATCAGGAATTCATTCATTACCATCACTAAGAAACCAATCTAAGTTTACCAAAAAATATGCGAAACATATTTCTGCTTTGCTCGAAATATATTTAAGTGAATTTGATTTTGTTAGAATTGAAATCAAAGAAGACAAACCGTACGATGTTGATGTTTATGTTTATGTTGATTATCCTTCGTATTTGAAGTCCAAGTCTCGTACTTTAAATTCGTATAATATTGAAAGAGAATTACGAGACCTATTTACACAACATTTAGGGGTTGAGTTTGGTAACCCAGTCCACGGAAAGGTGAATCTCAGAATACACATAATAAAAGAAAACGAAGAATCGTGGATTAAAAATGTTTTGAATAAGGAAATAAAGAAACATATAAGAGAAATGGAAGGAGGTAGGTATGTACACTCAATCCGATTCGAACCCAAAGATAATGGAGCCACTATTAAAATAATCTACAAAGATTCCGGCTATAATGGCCTTTTTAAAACATTTGAATTCAGAAATAGAGTTAGGCAGTATCTCCAAGATTTAGGATATGACAAAATTTTCGTCGAAAACATTTAATAATTTTTAAAATTCAAATTTTTCCATTATCTTTGTGAAAAATGGATTTCACAAAATTATTCATAGGAATATTATTAGGTTTTATAGGTCAAATTGGTTCCTTCATGCAACTACAAGGAGCAATAAAATATAATTGGTATGAGAAATATCTTTGGCTAATTTTAATTTCTAGTATACCTATAAGTTGGCTTTACATAAAATCCGTAACGTATTTAGTCGAGGGTTTTGGGGGTGAAATTTGGCCAAGTAGGTTGATAGGATTTGCTGTAGGGATTATGGTTTTTAGTATGTTATCAATCATCCTATTCAAGGAAACTCTAACATTGAAAACAATTATTTGTCTACTTCTAAGTTTTTGTATAGTTTTAGTTCAGTTAGTTATGAAATGATGGTCTCGTAGTTCAGTTGGATAGAACGTCAGATTTCTAATCTGAATGTCACAGGTTCGAGTCCTGTCGAGACTACAGGAGCTTCGGAAACTCAAAAGGGGAGGATTTATATTCTCCCTTTTGTATATTTATTAAGTATGAAATTTATGTCAATTTTACTTAGGGAAGGTAGAAAGGAAGATTTGAAGAAAAAATATTCTGATAAATTCGATGAAGATGTAATAGATTGGATTTTGAATATTTCTGACCTCGTCGATTTCAATCACAAATACACTGATTTTGTTTTTAGAGTTCTTGAAAATGAAAATATGGATATTGAATGGTGGGTAGAAACAATAATTGAAGAACTCAAATTATTCGACAAATATCAAAATCAACTCGAAAAAAAGGATATCAATCAATATCGAACTTTTACCGAATTACAAAATGCAGTTACTCCACTCCAACAAAAAGAAAAAGAAAAAGAATTAGAGGGTCAGGTTACAAAAATTTATGAAGATGACACTTTTGTAGTAGTTGCCCCAAAAACACGAGAGGCATCATGTAAATATGGTTCTAATACAAAATGGTGTACCGCAGCAAAACAAGATAACAGATTTGATACCTATACTACAGGAAAACAAAAACTATACTACATAATCAACAAGAAAAAAAGTACAGGTTCAAATTATTCTAAAGTTGCAATTCATTTCAATAATTCAGGCAATAAAACTTATTGGGATTCCTCAGACTATAATATGAATCCGAGAGAGGTTGATGTTTTGAATTACGCATTCCCTGAAATGATGGAAGCCATCGATAAAGACTACTCAACTTATGCGAGTAAGTTCAATATGGAATCAATACTTCGAGATGCATTTAATACAAATCAAAAAACTATTTCTTCATTACCTAACTACTTGGGGTCAGATAAAGACATTTTTATAGTTGTTGAAGGATTTGATTCAATACCTGATATGAAAAGTCATTATGAGGGAACTGTTCAGATAGAATGGTCAGATGGTTATGATAATTTTTTAGTTGATAAATACAATCTATTTATAACGGTACAATATAAACCAAGTGATGGTAATATCTATCGTGCAGTTGTGGAATTTAACGGGGTGGACTTCGAGCCCCCACCTGAATATTTTAGAGATTTAGGTTTAGAAACTGAGCAATTTCATAATACCTATCCGATAAAAGAAGACGCTCGTGAAACCATTCTTTTTTTCGCCAGAAGTATTGCCGACAAAATAAGAACACTAGTCGGAGAAAATCCTGTTTTACAAAAATTAGTTGCTGGTGACAAAAAATTTTGGAGACCTGATAGATTTCATTATGGATACACATTTAAGAGGGCTGACAAAGGATATATTAAAAAATTGACCGATTGGTTAGATGCAGGTAAAGTCGGAACCAAACTTGACTTTTTAACTGACATAGGACAACTCGATAAAAAAGTCGAAAACGGAAAAACATATTATTCGTTCAAGGGTAAAAACAATTTTTTACCATCTGTAAATTGGAGAGGACAGTTTTCATCATTCTTTGCATCTGCTAGACTTGCCAATATTTTGGGTTACAGAAAAGTTGGTAATCAATTCTTACTTGTAAAAGGACCAAATTTTGACGCATTTAAGGAAGGAAACCTTAAGGCACTTTAGATTTTTTTCGAAAGTAATAGTAAAATCCAAAAAATAACGCCGCAATACAATACAAAACGAAGTTCGCTTTCCATAAACTTCCTGTCCACAATATTAGTGAATACTGAACGGCATCGAACCCAAACGGATTGAAGAAAAGTGCCAACATAAGACATACCTGAGATATGTTTTCGAGAAATATGCTTCTCCAAGTTCTGTTTCTCTCCATCTTCCATAGATTGATATTAAAAGTTTATTCAAAGAAAACTTTGACCAATTGAATATAAATATGTATATTTATGTTCCAATCAAACAATTGATTATGAAACTTTTAAAATCACCTACGTTCAAAGATAATAGGGGTTCGTATACACCCATCCTGCTCGATGTAATGGACATCAAATGGGTACAATCCTCTATTAGTTATAATCAGAATAAGTTTACTTTCAGAGGAATGCATTATCAGGAAAACCCTCCTCAAACCAAGTATGTGAAAGTTATCAAAGGCTCGATAATAGACTTTATATATGACTTGAAAACTAAGGAAGTAGAATATATAAAAGTTGATGAGAACTCAGCTGTGTTGATTGGCAATACCAAAGCTCACGGATTTATTACATTAGAACCTGAAACTATAGTCACTTACCTTGTAGATGGTGAATACAATCCCAACTCTGAACGTAGTATTGTTTGGGATACTATTCCTGAAATTAAATCTGAGATTTATAAAATAATTGGTGATAGTGAACTTGTAATTTCTGAAAAAGACGCTCAAGGAAAATGATAGATATAAAAAAGATATTAGATGAAGTTGGACAAACAAAAAAATTCGAAGGGGTTGCTCCCGAAGGATTTGTTTTAGTTCATGAAAAAACTCTCGAGGATTTAAAAGATTTCGATGTCTGGAAAGATTGGAAAAATGGTTTTAAAACTATCGAGGAGATGAATAAATTTAATTTCTGAAATACTTAATAGAAACGCCCCCTTAGCTCAGTAGGTAGAGCAGTAGTTTTGTAAACTACTGGTCGCTGGTTCGAGTCCGGCAGGTGGCTCAGCAAACCGTTAGATAATATGTTTTATGTTTTTGATTACAAGGTAGAACTTGACCCAAATCCAGAGGAAACTCATGAAGAGTGGGAATCTGGTGACATAATCTATTTTTAACGTGTAGTGGTCATACAAGTGTAGCTGTCTGCAGCAGTGAAAGGAAGTCGACTCCTAGGTTTTTACCACTTGTCCCTGACCACTTTTTTATTTACCTTTATAAAAAAAAATAACATGCCAAAATTCACCATCGACATTCATGGAAGAGGTTCAGAAATCAATACGCACAACATTTCTTCAGAACAAAAGGAAAAATTGAATCACCTCAACCTCGATGAGTGTACTTTAGAAGATGTTGCAGATATTTTAGAATTTGACGACACCTTTAGTCTAATAGAAAGTGATGAAATCTATATTGGAGCTCATCCTGAGAATTCAAGGTTTACAGTCACACAACAAGATAATGAAACAGAAGTATTTTCCGATGAAATAAATTCATTAATCTTTTCAGAAACTATTTCCAATCAAACCTCCACCACCGAAATTTACCAAAAGAATAAACTTTACGTTAACGATAACATCAAGGGAACCTTTTTCACTTTGGAGTTTGAAGGTGAAAAGTTCGAACCTGAGTTTTTGGAAATACACTTCACAGAAATAGAAGGAATAGAATTAGTTTCATCATTCAAATACAAAGAAGAAGAATGTACATTCGGGGATTATTGGAGTAAAGGAATCGTTTATTTTTTATCGAATGAGTAGAAAAAATATCAACATACAAATCTATAAAACTATAAGTTACAGAATCGTTGGTTCTTTAACCACAGTTGTCCTTTCATTAATATTAGGCCTTGAAATTAATTGGGCGGTAATTTTAGGATTAGGTGAATTAATACTCAAACCAATTTTGTATTTTCTTCATGAAAGTATTTGGGATAAATACAAACAGAAAATCGACTATACCTCTGATAGGATTTTCTAATTTTTTTGGTATTTATTGTCAATGGACAATATATTATTAAACATCAGTGAAATTTATTCAGAGATTTTAAAAACAAAATCTCTTCTAAAGGAACAAGAAAAAAAAGTTCATATTTTCGGAGGTGCAAGTTGCAAATGGGGCGGAGGTCCTGATGGACACGCATCATACAATCCAAAAACATGGCAGGTAAATAGAGCTTGGGACATTATGGGTTCTGATGGAACAAGTGTCTACGCAATAGACAATGGAGTAATTACAAGAGTAGAACAGAAAAAACACAATCCTGAAACCAAAGAATACGGGTATTCTATCGAGATGAATACTGAAGGGGATAAAATATATTACACTCATTTGTCTTCAATAGGTCCGAAAGTAAAACAAGGGCAAAAAATATCCCAAGGAGATTTACTAGGTAAAATTGGAAAACCCGCTGAAGACCCCAATTGGCCTGTTCACGTTCATCTCGCATTGGAGACTGGAGATATCAAAAAACTAGTTGACGCTTATTGTAATGTTATTTTAAAGAAAGGTTCAGGAACAATGACAGGTGGAACAGGAAGTAGCTCAGCATCCACTGATAGTGAAGTATATTACGGAAATAAATCATTCGCCGATTTAGTTTTAGGTGACAAATATAAATTAGAATCAACTGAAGAAATGAAATCAATAAATGAAGTTACAATGATGGCTCCTGTACCTATTCAACCAGGATTCAAAGGGAATTTTTCACAGGTGAGAAAAGGTGGATACATTCATCCAGGTACAGATATACCCATACCTTCAGGGACTCCTGTAAAATCCCCATTATCAGGTAAAGTAGTTGGTGTTCATTCCAATAGACATCCATGTGGTGGTACAATAGATATTGAGTATAGTGATGGATTTTGGTCAAGATTCTGTCATATGAAACAGATAAATGTGAAAGTAGGTGATTTAGTTAATAGAGGTGATGTTGTTGGATTGAGTGGTGGAGGAGCTGGTGATTATGGCAAAGGAAGGTCAACAGGACCACATTTACATTTCACATTGAAAAAAAATGGTCAAAAAGTTGACCCAGCTCATTATATGGAAAAGTTTAATGCTGCAGACATCACATACGATAGTTCAATAAAGTCGGATTCATTTACAACTTCAGACGAAGATTCAATTGAGGGTGAAATTGATTATTCTTCGGGTATAAATGCATTAAATTCTACCGGTACTCAAAAATCAAGTTCAAAAATATTCTATGGAAACAAAGAATTGGCAGATTTACTATCAAGCTCTGTGAATATTAAATTTGAAAACGAAATTAAAGAAGAAAAAGTCTACGGTGACTTCGGTAAATCACAGCAATCGAGATATGGCTCTATTACTTTGCCAAAAGAAAAAAATGAAAAAATTAAAAGTCCGATTGATGGGATAGTTACAAGAGGAAAATATAATCCTTCATGTGTAAATCAAATATCTATATCTCATAAGATGGATGGAGATACCTTTACCCTTGAATATTGTGGAATTAGTAAACCAAGTGTCAGAAATGGTAATAAAGTATCAAAAGGAGATATGTTAGGAAAAACAGATACTGATGTGACGATTTCTCTGTTTGATGAATCTGGTTCAAGAGTTTATATTGATAATTATGTAAAAAAAGAAATCACTAAAAGTGAGAAACTGGCTTCTAAGGGAATTAAATCAGAACCTAAACTTTATTATAATAATGCTTGGGGTAGGATATTAGGTAATATACTTACAACTCCTGTAAAATGGTTTGAAGACCAATACGATGAAACTGGTAACCTAAAACAAAAAAGATGGTCATCTCCTACTGAAAAAACACAACCAGACGATTGGATGGCTCAAGGGTCTCCTACATATTCGAAAAAATTAAAAGAACAAATAGAAAGGATTAAAAGAATATTATAATAAAAAAACCCATCAAAAGATGGGTTTTTTGTTGTATCATTATTTGATGATACTACCGTCTTGGCTACCGCCACCAGATGAAACAGGGTCAACCACAGTCGCTGTAGTATCAACAACAGAAGTTGTATCTACAACAACAGAATCAACTACAGTAGAGTCAACAACAGATTCAGAAGATGTAGATGAACCACCGCAAGATGCAAGAGCGAAAACAGAAAGAATTAAGACTAGCTTTTTCATAAATTGTTTTTTTTTTGTTTATTTTCTAATGTTAAATGTAACTAATATTTTTTTTATCGTCAAGTTGGGTTTATAAAATATTTTATATTTTCATCAATAAAGACATTTCTTTGAACTCACCGTCAGCAATTTTAAGATTGGGTATTGTGCTCGCATCTTTGAATAGTTTAGATATTTATAATTAGGCATAAACTTTTAAATAAAACAAAAATGACTAAAGAACAAGTATTAGGTATTGTTAGACACGTAATTACTTTTGCGGGTGGTATTCTAGTTGTAAAAGGATTGGTTGATGATGCCATGGTTCAAGAAGTACTCGGTGGAGTTTTAGGACTTGTAGGTACTGTATGGTCAATTGTTGAAAAAAAGAAGTAATCTTTTTGGAACAAATTGAAAAAACTCAGACATTGTCTGAGTTTTTTTTTATTCGTTGATAAGTTTACCTTGTTTTTTTAAACTTACAACAGCTTTGTCTACTCTAGAGTCAATTTTTTTTGATAATTCTGTAAACTTCTGACTCATTTCTGATTTGTAGTCGGAATAATCTTTTTTTAAACTTTCCATATCTGACAAAAGTTTATCCTTTCTTTTAGTACCTCGATTTACCTCAATCCACATGAAGATGATGGTAATTGCAAAGATACCTAAAAAGAACATCGAGATTGGGTGTGGAAGTGAACTAACTGTCACTTCGTCTGACATTTTAATAACTTGTAATAACATAATATTTGGTTTTAATTATAAAATTATTTCTAATACGGTTACTCCGACTCGTGATTCTGAGCTGTCACCATCAAGACAACAACTCTAGCGAGAGTCTACCCCCCCATGGGAGGAGTATACGTCCTGTTACAAATATAATTAAATTTATAACACGAAGTATCAGAAACGTTTTTATTTCAATGAACAATAAGTTCTGTGGATGGTGTAGGAGTCGAACCTACCTTAACTGAGTCGGAGTCAATTGTCTTACCGCTAAACGAACCACCCTGCTAACATTTATAATTATAATTTGAAAAAAAAGTGAGTCAAATATTTTATCTATTATCAATATAAATTAAAACCTGTTTATAATAATTTGTAAAATTTTCTGTCCATAATTCCCATTTGATATCAACACCGTCTATAGAAAGAACCTGAAAGTTATCGAATACTCTCAAATAAACATCTCTAAAAACCTTGAATCGACTTGTGAGGTCAACCCCGTTGAATTGTCCCAAATGAAATTCACCTGCAACTTTTCTAACGTTTTCTTTAATCCATATAAGATTTTCAACGTTAAAAATATCGTATTCACCTCCTTCACAGTCTGTTTTTATAAAATCTATCTTTTGAACATTATAGTTTTCTAAAAACTTTTTGAATGTGATTGTATAGTGTTGTAATTCTTTATCATTATACGCCTCAATTTTATCACTAACTCCAATGTCGCTTGAAATTGCTTTGTTAATACATGTAACATTTCCTTTTATAGTGTTTTTGTTCAAGGTAAGAAATTGGTCAAAGCTTGGTTCAACACAAAAGACATGTTTAGGATTATTATTCAAAATAGAATATGTAAAAATTCCTGTGCTGGCACCAACGTCCATAACAATATCACCTTCATCTACAGTGAAAAATTTTTCGTAAATTCTTTGATTGAAAATTTCATCTCCAATAAATGACTTGTACCATTCTGAAGAATTTCCCCAATCAAAATTTTCTAAGTTAAGATTATCCATTTCTATTTTTTTAGAGTGACCCCATTAGGATTCGAACCTAAACCAGCTCATTCGAAGTGAGACATACTATCCGTTATACTATAAGGTCATATTTTGAACTTATTTGTATCTCCGGATTTTTATCATTTATGATGATTTTTACAACTATCTTTATGTATTAATCTGTAAACACTTCCTTCACCGATACCATACTCGATTTGATAGTATTCACATCCACTAAAAGTAACTTCCCTAAATAGATTACTTGAACCTATAACTTTGGGATTTGATACATTACAAGATAACAAATTATAAACCGAACAAAATAGTAATAATTTGAATAATGGTCGTTTTTTTCTCATAAAATTTCAGAATTTTCCCCATGTTGCTCTTTCCATGAGTTCGAGTCTTTTCTTTTCGACAAACTTAAGAAAGTTGTAAAATTCTACAAATTTATTTTTGATTTTTGTAAATAAAATTTTCATAATATTTTAATTTTTTGCGTCCCCTCAAGGTTTCGAACCTTAGGCCCTCTCGTTAACAGCGAGATGCTCTACCACTGAGCTAAGGAGACTTTAAGGAAAGGAGAAGATGGTCGAGTGGACAACTCCTTTTACGATTGGCATTACTATGATAATTTCAACTCCGATGACATTAACTTCCAACCATTAACAGGTATATCATATCATCATTCCCCAATCAACCTATGCACGCACGTCAGGACTCGAACCTGAAACTCCTAGTTTTGGAGACTAGTACTCTACCAATTGAGCTACGCACGTATTACTGAGGTCGGACCCAGGTTCGAACTGGGGTAGGAAGTTTTGCAGACTTCAGCCTAACCACTCGGCCACCCGACCATTCATATTAACCTATGAGACCATATCTAAACTAATATTTTCATTTCTCATCAGTTCATGTAACATTTCCCTAACTTCCTCATATGCATCATACTTGTCTTGTGGTAAGCTGTCAGGTGCATACTTAGTTTTTGACCTTAGGTCTTGGTCCAACTCATACAACACAGACCAAAATTTCATTGCGTTTGAGGCAAGTTGGAAGTCTTGGTTGTCTTCAGGTAAATTAAATTCTAATATTGCTTTCATGTTACAAATTTACGAACTATATCTCAAAGAACCAAAAATAAAAAAACCCCGAATACATTTCTGTAGTTCGGGGTCGTGTATATAAGTCTTCAGGAACTTAACTAATTTGATTTGAACTACACTTGAGCATATGTTGACACCAACAAGTATTTTGTTGTTCTACATTAATATTATGTCTCAAATTGTTGTTCATAATATAATAAATAGTAAAAAAATATAAAAAATCAATTGTACCTCAGGCGGGAATCGAACCCGCACGAACTTTTTCGGTTCACAGGATTTTACGGTGCGACGAGTTGAAGCTCCCGTAAGTCCAGCGTGTCTACCTATTCCACCACCAAGGTATTTAATTGATTACAAAGATAAGAAAAGTATTTTATTTTGCAAAACTTTCTTCAAAAATAGTGTCACTAACATTGAACTCTTCGTTCATGGTATGGTACAAATGAATTAAACCATTTTTTAGGTCAAACTCAAAATATCCTGAAGAGCCTTCATTTATTTCCCAACCGCCATGATTGTTTTCTAATTGTTGGTAACACCAATCTTCAACTGATGCAGGAACATCCAATTGATTTTCAAAATTGTCCTCAATATATCCACTATCACCACCACCATTATATCTTAACACTAATAAACTCGAATCCTCACTTTCTTCTGAAAGCATTTCAAGTAATTTTTTAACCTCTTCATCTTCTTGTGAATCCCATGTGGTTCCATCTTCACTACCAGAATCAGTATATCCACAGTATTTGGTCGCGGATACCATCTTCATATCAACATCAATATCTATCGATAGCGTAACATAGTTCAAATAGTCGACATAAACATTTTTGAATGTCATTTTATCGTTACAATACATTAAAATTTTATCAATTATAGGGTAGATAGGTTCAGGAACCTCTATGTTATGATGATTACTAAAATTCTTTTCATGTTGCCCAAAAGGAATTTCTTTATCTAAGTCAACATCGTCTGACCCATCATAGAAATTAAATTCCACTAACCCCGATGAAATTCCGAGAGACTCTAAATATCGTGACGTAATTCTTAGGGTTTTTTTATCTTCCGGTGTGAATAGTTCCATAACTTTTAATTATAAATATCAATCTTCAAATTCTAATTTCTTTGTTCGTATCATCCACTGTGGTCTATTACCTTCTTTCATGTTCAATACCCACTCCTTTGCACTTGGTATATATCCATAACAATCTTCTGAAACATGTTGTTCGCCTACGTATCTTGTGTAAACTGTTTTTCCATCTGAATTTTTAAACTCAGTTCCAAACTTTTGTTCCATTTCAAAAATACCCTCACTATGATGTCTAAACATTCTATGTAAAGAATCACCATACCAAGATTTTGTCTCATCTAACCATTCGTGTAAATGAATATAATCTTCAGGTTTTCCTCCAAATTTTTTTGCCGAAGACTTTGCATGTAAGTTAGGGTGTGCCATCTTTCCAATAGTTTTTATTATAACCGAACATTTCAAATTGTGGTTTACAGATTTCGTAAACAAAATCTGCCGTTTTTTGATTATATTCAGTATACCAAGGCAATCTTACCTTATCAGTTTTATCTTTGAACTCATTGATATATTGATTTTCGATAACTTGTTCATGATAGTCATTACCCAAAGAAATAAAAAATTCTTTCAATGGTTTTATATTCATTAGGTCTTCATTATAGAATTCAGTCCTAACAAAGTAATCGGGTTTTTTGGGTAATACTTCCAAATATAATGGAAGATGAAGTTGATAATCCTCTTCCCAATACTCATGTTCATATAACCATTCTTCAAAGTTTCTGTAGAAATCTCGATTGTGCAAACACGATAACCAATAAATTGAAACGATTCTTGGTAGAGGGTTTCTTATGTTGAATACTAAGGTGTAGTCTAATTTATCTTCAGGGATTGAAAGCTCATGTCCTCTGTTCACGAAACTATCACAATGTTTCAAAAGAGACACACTAGACCTTGTACAAGCTCTTTGTGGCATAAGCCAAACCACTTTATATTTTTCTATGTACGACATATTTTTTTATTTCAACCATTTTTTTATTGTCTTCCCCGTTACTTTATATTTTCTTCCCGCCCATTCGTACCCATATACATCAGTTTCTTTTTTCAAAGTTTCAAGATTTGGTCGAGTTACTTTTCTTTTTGATTTGTGATTACAATCGACACATTTTTTACCCCATTTTGATATTTCACACGAGCAATCTTCACAAAAATACTTTTTTTGTTCTTTGATTTCTAACCATTTAAACTTTTTTCCGTCAAAACTTAAAATTTTTTCTCTAATAGTTTCAATAACTAACTCAGGAAAATGATGTTCTCTATGACAGTTCGAACACAAAACATCACACTTTTCAAATTCTTCCATAATTAATTTCATCGAATAATTACTTAAACTTCTTTGGTCTAACTGAAATTTTTTTGTTTCGGGGTTTCTGTGGTGAAAATCAAGTGCGGACAAATTTTTGTCATATCCACAATGTTGACACTTACCACCATGAAGACTAATTAAATGAAATTTTCGTTTTAACGCTCTCATCACTTGATACTCATATGTATTTTTTTGTTCTTTCATACGATATAAATATCATAAATTATGAAATAAAACATAATTTAATGTTATTAGTCCTAATTTGTTGACTCGGAGGGACTTGAACCCACAATCTTCTCGTTATGAGCGAGCCGCGTTAACCATTACGCCACGAGTCAATATATTCCCGTACTTTAATTAAATCTTGGGTATATGTTGGAAACAAAAATACAACTAATTTCAAATATACCAAAAAAAAATCAAGTATTTATTTTATAAGTCTTTTTTCAAATGAATTATTTTAATATGTTTAAAAACAAAAGATTCTAATGGAGGAAGTATTGGTATTAAATTATGATTACAGCCCTTTGAATGTTACTTCTATAAAAAGAGGTTTTAATCTTGTATATAAAGGTAAGGCAGAAATTATAAAATCTGATGTAAAAGATATTATCTGTGGAGTAAAAAATTTTGCAAGGCCTCTAATAATCAGACTTCTGAGCTTCATAGGATTTCACAAAAGAACATACAGAGCAAATAGAACTAGAATATATAAAAGGGACAACTATGAATGTGTTTATTGTGGTTCAAAAAAAACATTGACTATAGACCATGTGATACCTAAGTCCAAGGGGGGTTCGAACTCTTGGGAAAATTTGGTAACATCTTGTTTTAAATGTAATTTGAAAAAAGCAAACAGAACTCCCGAAGAAGCTAAAATGAAAATGAGACATACTCCTTATGTCCCAACAATCATGAATGATAATTATGCTCTATTAAATGTTTGGAATGATTTTCAAAAAACTTTATTTTCTTAACGATTAAAACTATTTTTGTAACAAAAAATAGTCCATGAGTTTAGATTTGAATTTAGAAAACGCGCAAAAGGTCTTTGATATTTCCATAGTATTATCAAAAGTGTTAGAATTAATTTTTGAAGATAATAACGGTATTGTTTTAGATATACCCAATAACACCACAACATTCAAGGATTGGAATAAGATTGTTGTTTATAAAAAAGATGGTACTATTCAAATAACCGGAACACAGGACGATATAAACGAAGGAACTTTAGTTAAAATTTAATTATGAAAATAATTGGGTTCAGCGTAGGTCACGACAGAGGTGCTGTTCTGATTGTTGACGGAGAAGTTATAATAGGTATAACTCAAGAAAGACTTAGTCGAATTAAACACGATGGTGGATACATGGGAGGGCAAATACCTATTGAATCCATACAATATTGTTTGAATCATTCGGGACTAAAATTCTCAGACATAAATTTATGGGCATATAGTACAACAGAAGAGGTTGATGATGTTGATGAAAAAATGGCCTCAATTTTAGGATATAGTTTGGATGATAAACTACTTTTTGTTCCACACCATCTAGCACATGCATATTCTAGCTTCTACAGTTCAAACTTTGACGAGGCTGCGGTAATTGTTGCAGACGCTTCTGGAAGTATATACAACTCTAAAACAAAACTGTCTCAGTTTTATGATTTAGATATATCCGAATTACCTGAAGGAAGACATATAACCGAGGGTATTTCAATTTATCATTTCAAAAGAGATTCTTACTCAGAAGTTTTTAAAAAATGGATAAAAATACCACATCTTTGGGATACTGAAGAAGAGGAATGTACGTCTTTGGGTGCCAGATATTCTGAAGGTTCTTTGCAATTAGTTTACGAACAAACAACTCATAGTTGGAGTGCAGGAAAACTTATGGGTATGGCTTCATACGCTAATCAAAAAAAATTAGATGAGATTCCAAACCTTGTACAAGAATTGGAAAATGACATTCATATACCAAATATAAGAATTCTTCCAAACGTGATATGGAATTCAGATTTCCAATCTAAATCCGATGTCGCAGGACTTTATCAAAGAGAACAGGAGCAAGCATCTGTCATATTGTCAAGAATTGCAAAGAATTTAACATCATCAAAAAATGTATGTACTGCTGGTGGGTCTTTTCTCAACTGTAATTCTAACAGACTCATCTTAGATTCAGGGTTATTTGATGAATGTTATTTTGTACCACCTTCCGATGACAGTGGTATTCCGTTAGGTTGTGCTTGGTTTGCATATCAAAAAATAGCATTTGTAAGACAATACACTTTTTTAAACCCCTACTTGGGTAAAAAATATGATAGAAATGAAATTATTTCAGCAATAAATGAAGTTCCCAATTTAAATGTTCAAGAGTTTGAAAATTTTCCAACTTTATGTTTTGAAGTTTCAGAATTATTATCAGAAAATAAAGTAATAGGTTGGTTTCAAGATGGTTCTGAAATAGGCCCGAGAGCATTAGGAAACCGTTCTATAATTGCAAATCCAACTTCTAAATGGGTAAGTAATTATATAAACTCTGAAGTGAAATTGAGAGAGTGGTATCGACCCTTTGCACCTGCAGTAATTTATGAACATCAGAATAAGATTTTTGATACAAACTTTTTCTCACCCTACATGCTTGTGACTGCTAAGGTTTTTGATGATTGGAAAGAAAAAATACCTTCAGTTGTTCACATTGATGGGACATCTAGATTTCAAAGTGTTAGTGAAAATAGTAACTTCAAATTTTATAGTTTACTTACATCATTTTATATGACAACTGGAATTCCCGTTTTATTGAATACGAGTTTCAATGGTCCTGATGAACCAATAGTTGAAACACCATCCAACGCAATCAATACTTTCTTGAAAAGGAATTTAGACTATTTGGTTTTGGATAAGTTTTTGGTTTCAAAACAATAAAATATTATTTACGATATTTTGGGTTTGTTGCTAATATTTTATATTTTTGTATCAAATAAATTAATATGGATATTGGAAAAGAATTTTCATCTTACTACACAAAACATTTAGGAAAAGGTTCTTTGGACCTACATTATTTTGGACAGCAAATTCAATCGTCTATGACCCCTTACATCTTGGAAGAAAGAGAAATGAGGGCAACTCAAATTGACATCTTCTCAAGATTGATGAGAGATAGAATTATATGGGTTGCAGGGGGTGTTGATGATAGAATGTCAACAATTGTACAAGCTCAATTAATGTTCTTAGATAACACAGAAAAGACTGATATAACGATGCATATCGATTCTCCTGGAGGTTCAGTTAAATCCGGATTATCTATGGTTGACGTTATGAATTATGTGTCTTGTGATATTATTACGGTCAACACAGGGATGGCTGCGTCTATGGGTTCAATTCTATTAGGTGCAGGTACTAAAGGAAAAAGAAGTTCACTCAGATTTTCAAGAACGATGTTACATCAGTCTTCAGGTGGTTTTGGTGGTAACATTCAGGATGCTGAAATCAGTATGAAGGAATGGCACAAGTTAAACGATATTCTTTTCACACTTTTGGGTGAGTATTGTGGCAAAGATGCTGAACAAGTGAAACAAGACGCGACTAGAGATTTGTGGTTAGATTCACAACAAGCTTTAGAATATGGAATTATCGATGAAATTGTTAAAACAAAAAAGAAGGGTTAACCCCTTCTTTTTAGATTTTAGAACACCCCCTTTTTTTTTGTTTTCTATTTAGTTGCTTGGGAAAGTGCTGGTTTTAATTTATCCAACACCTCTTTAGCATTTCCACTATATTTTTCAAAAACTTGACAAACAGAACCTGATAATGTTTTTTCTAAATTTTGAATAAAATCTAAATTTTGAAGTTCATTTTGAAGGGCATTTCTAACAATATCCATACCAGTTCCACCCATACCTTTACTTTGTTGGAGATTCATAATTAAAGTCTCCCCAATTGCCCTCACAATGTGTTTCGTTAAGATTTTACAATCTTTAAATGATTTTAATAGTTCTGAAGGATTGGTTGCAAAAAATGAAACTAAGAATTTCCTTATTGAATTGTCAGGAAATCCTAAAGAACCTAACAAAGAATTCAATGCTTTTTCGGTGAATGCCTCTGGTACAGACCAAAACGCTGCACCAAAAATATTTTTCAAAGTATCAATAAAATTTTCAGTCAATAACCCTTCTTCATTCAATGAAGACATTTCCATCAAAAATAAAACACAAATTTTACCTTGTTCTTTTTCGGATAAATTTTTGAACTTGTCTTCACCAAAATTTTCAACAATCATTCTTAATCTTGAATGAACAATTTTTTGTTCAATCAAGATAGTTTCTTTATGAACCTTAGTTTCTTTCAAACTTTTTTTTATCACCTTTTTTAAAGCCATTTTTATATATTTTTCAATAACCATTGATGTCTAGTAGACCCTTCTACAGGGAAAGACGGTGGTAGACTCGCACCTTGGAATTCACTAATCTCTCTCGACATTAAATCAAGAATTTTATTCAATTTTCTAGCGTTTGCTCTAATACCCCATCTATTGTGAAACTTATTTTTACAGAATTGTACTTTTGGTTTGAAGTTATCAAAATAACTCGGAGGTACCGGTCTGTCTGTTCTATAATCATCAAAATATTTGAGGATGAAATCTGAACAATCTGACTCATCAACATCGTATTCTCTACTGAAATCATCAAGTGATTTGGTATCTATTTTCATATCTCCTTGTTGTGGTCTATATAGTTTTACTTTGATACCAAATAATTTTTCGGAGTTTGGAATGTCCATTTCTCTCCAGTTTCTTTGTTCTGCACCTGTCATTTCGTGCCACTCTTTAGCACCATATTCTCTTTTCATGTCTGCTAAGGCTTCTTTTTGTTTTTGTGAAACTCCAGTCACAACATTCGCACTTGACATCGGTATATATAAATCAATACCTTGGATGGTTACTTTTTTTAAGTTAGTCAAATCCCATCCTGAGTTAATTGCCTCTTCTTTAGTCTTAGCACCATACTTAGTTTTGTATGATTCAACTTCAGCATTTTTGAAATCTCTATCGATAATTTGGTTTTTTGGCTCATCTGGAGTCCAAATACCAGGTCCAAATGCAAATTTTCCATCTGCACCAAATGAACCGTATTTCCCATCTAAAAAGAAATAAATTATTTTACCTTTTGTCTTACTACTTTCTTTTTTTATTGCAAATCTTCTATTAGGATTTGTTGTTTCTAATTCAGCAATTCCAATTGCGCCTGGAGTCTGTCCATTATCAATCATTGCTTGAAGTTTGGACCTTAAGTCTCCAGCCTGTTCTCTGAGCTTCATTTTCTCAGTTTTTTGATTCCTATGTAAATTAAGAACCAACTCTTTTTCAATATCAAGTTTTATCTTCACTTCTAATAATTTAAAAATCGCTCCATTTAGTTTGAGAAACTTCTCCACCAATTTCAGGTTTATCTTCCACGGGTTTTTTCTGACAAATTTTAGCAACATCCGCATCTGTAAATGACTCACCAAAGCCTTTCTCTTTAAGCTTCGCAGCTGTCAACGGACCAAAAGCATTATCAACTTTTAATCCACCTAGACAACGTTGTACCTCACCAATTTTTGGAGATTTACAATTTATTTTATATGTACCACTACAGGATGTATATTTACTTTCTTTATTTTCTTTTCTTGGTGTAACAGCTTTACATTTTTCTTGGTTGGGATTTTTCTTACAATCTTCTTCAACTTTTTTTTGGTCTTCATCAGAAAGTTTAAAATCAGTGTCTTCTATAATTCCTACCAAAGGTCTTGTAAACATTTTCCATTCATTGGGACTATCTGTCAAATCATCTAAAAATTGATATAATCCTCCAGGTATTTTCTTATCAACTTCACACAAATCACCGACTGTTGGAATTCTTTCTAATGCAGATTTAATCGCATCTTCATCATCATTCCAAGTCCCTTTAGCGTCCTCAATTGCATATGCAATATTACGGATATCCGCCTTAGAAAGTTGTGGTATCAATTTGTTCGCTCCCTTGGAGCTACACGCCGACATTACTTGCTTGAATCCTTCACTTCCATAATCTTTACTAGCCCACCAATCTATTAACATTCCTAATCCTGCACCTGCTACCAAACCAATTGCCGTTCCCACAACAGGAAAAACACTACCAATAGTTGCACCTGCGGTCATTGCTGCAGCTCCTCCTCCTGCTATGGTTGCCCCTGCTGCGGTTCCAACAGCTCCATAACCTAATGTTCTTGGTGTAATTGGATTACCTGCAGTTTGTTCTGTAATTATATTTTTATTTTCAGTTAAAGTTTTTGAAGTATCGTACTTCATCATGAGTTTCACCCTATCCAAGGCTTCTTGGGGTGAGTATTTTGGTTGTGACATAACTTTTTTTTATAAATATATTATTTTTACCAAATTTGATTAGAAACACCTCTTTTGGCACCAGTATTCCATACCGTAACATCCAATTGATTTGCCTTCCCTCTTTGTGGACCTCCCACAATATCTTTCCACATAGGAACTGTTGTAGCACCTGCAGATACCGAATCTCCACCTGATGTTTTTCCACCACCTGCATCTTGTTCACCAAATTCTTTTTTAGAAGTGGTGTGTTTTTTAAAAATTGATATTAAGTTTTCTAACTCGAAGTTCATAAAAATAAATATCTTCTTAAAATTAATAGGGCTGAGATGAAGGTAAACTGTTTGGATTAACCGTATAGTATTCGTTCAGAAAGTTCAATAACTCAGTTTCATTAAGTTCTAAATCTAAGTCTTCTTCGTTCATAAACTCATCATCTTCATCTTGAGCACCAAAAAAATCAAATGATTCACTTTCTAATTCGTATCCATATTCCTCAACAAAAGAATAATCTATGTTATCTACCCTAACTAATTCTTCACTATCTTCAATAGTTCTAAAACTCACTTCTAAAAGATTATTATCTTTATTAAGATAATAATTGAGCACCTCCTTGATTTCCATATCTTTCTATTTTATAAAACAAATATCACAAAACTCAGTAAAATCTATTTTTTTCTTAAGATATTTTTTGTATTTTTGTAAAAAAAGGAAATGAGATTTAATTCACTTGTAATAGATGACTTCTACTCCAATCCAATGGAAGTCAGAGAATTTGCACTTAGACAAGAATTTAAAGTAAGAGGTAATTACCCTGGAATGAGAACAGAATCGTTCTTGAATGAACCTTTGAAAAAAACACTCCAAAATATTGTTTATCCTTTCGCAGGTAACGTAACTTATTGGGGTGGAGAATATACTGGTTCGTTTCAATATACATTGTCTTCTGATAGGTCTTGGATACATGCCGATTCAACAACTGATTGGGCAGCAGTTTTATATCTAACACCTAACGCACCTATTTCTGCTGGAACAGGAATTTTCAAACATAAGGAGACAGGTTGGATGACCTTTGATTATAAAAACCAAGACCCACAATATCTTAACCAAGCACCTCCTGGTCACGACTCCCAAGATTATACTAAATGGGATATGGTTGATAGATTTGGAAACCTATTCAATAGACTTATTATGTATAAAGCAGATAATTATCATGTCTCTTTGGATTACTTTGGGAACACTCCAGAGAATGGAAGACTCTTCCAAGTATTTTTCTTCAATACTGAAAGGTAACAACTTATTTAAAGTTGTTACCTCCTAACCATGTAACTAATGAAATTCTTGTACCCGATGTTGTTGGGGTTACTCTATGTAATAAGAATGAAGGGAAAAAGCAAATCAGACCTTTTTCTTTCGGAACTGTCAAAATACTTCCTCCAACGTTAATTTCTAAATCTCCTCCTGTATATTCATCAGGGCCTGCGAGTTGCATAACCATTGAAAGTTTTCTGTTCGAAATGTTTGGACCTAAGTCTAAATGCCAGTCGTAATGACCACCGTTTCCGTGATAGATAGTGTATTGTAAGTTATCAGGAAATCCCCAAATATCAAAGTTCCACATTTCTCTGTTTGCTTCGTGAGCTAATTTCGCTATTTTATCATAAATCCAACCAGAATCTTCATTTTCATCAATCCAAGATACTTCACTTTTTCTATAGTTTGAAACAGTATTTTCACCTGTGACAGCATCTTGTCTGACAAGTGTAGAAGCCAAATATTTGATTTCATTTATTTCATTATTTGAAAATTGATTGACAAAATAATAGTAATTACAGTGGTTTGTTTGGTTTCTATGAAGCGAGTTCATGAAAAATTGAGAAGAGTGCATAATTAAAATTTGTTTAAAGTATAAACACTTCTTTTTTCAGTATCAATAATATGAAATAAAAATCCCCTCGTCGAGAGGGGATTATTTTAGAATTTTTTCATTCTATTCATCATTTCAACAATTCTATTTTTTTGTTGGACGACAGATTCTTTTAAATCTTCATCCAAATAAGAAAATTCATCGTCGCCAGTCATTGTAGTTATATCTTCCCACGAAGAGGTATTTGGTTCAAATTCTTCGTAGTCTGACATGTCAAGTTCACTATCATCAAACTCTTCACCTTCCGCATCCGCCTTATTTTTTCTTCTCATTTTATTCCAAACATGTCTACGTGGATATTGTTCGTCAGTTTCTTGATAGTCTTCTTCGATTTCTTCATCTTTCTCTTCGTAGTCTGAAAATGCCGACTCCATTGTTTCATATACTGGTTCTGCACCATCAGATTCAAAATCAAATGCAGGTTTAACTTCCTCATCATCCAAGTCCATGTCGTAAGCCTTTTCAGAGTATGCATCACCACCATCTTTGGGTCCTTTACTTTTGAAAGTATATGCACTTTCTAATTCATCGTAAGGGTCTCCCTGTTCTGTTTCTTCAACTTCTCCTTCAACGTAATCAAACTTATCAGAAAGATTTAAATCTTCAACATTTTTCAAATCCTTTACCTGTTGCATTTCTTCTTCCATTTCGTAATTCGAACCACATTCCATGCATTCACCTTCTTCCATGTTTCCACCATAACCACACTCCATACACTCTCCTTCTTGCATCATCCCACCACATTCTGAACATAATTCTTTTTCTTCTTCCATTGGTTGAACTTGTTCGTTGATACCAACATTTTTGTATGATGTTACTATATTCTTGTTGCTCAACGTCACACCACCTTTGTCATTTGCAAAATCTTGAACATATAATGGTTGTTCACTTTTGATTTTAGGTTGCATTGTTCTATAACCGTCGTATAGAGACCTGTGCTTATCTAAAATGTTACTTTTTTCTTCATTAGACATAAGTCCTATTGCCCATTGTTTCATAATAATCTTTTTTAATAAATATTGACGTAAAGAAATAAAACATCTAATATTAATATAACAAGTGAAACTCAAAACTTTTAGATAGTATCTTGGTAATTTACTTCTTTTATTTTGTTTTCACTTGTTTTTTTTTATGATAATTAATGACTACGACATATTTGAATACTGCGAAGGTGCAGTGGTTTTGGACGGCCTTGATGATGCCATAGTTGGTATTTGTGAGGAATTTGGTTCAGGTCCAAGAATAATGTATTCCAAGACAAAAATTTTAGAAATTCTCCAAAAAAGAGACTCAATGACTGAAGAAGAATCAAAAGAATTCTATGATTTCAATATCTTAGGTCTTTATGCTGAAGAACAAAATCCAGTTTTTGTTATTACCTCCAAATAACCTATCTTTGCTTCATGATAAAAATACCTTACGATACCAAAGTCTGGGTAACCTCAGATACACACTACGGACACAAAAACATATGTCGTGGAGCTACCGAATGGAGAACCGAATCAGGTGAAGTTCCTATAGCACAAACCCGTGATTTCCCAACTATAGAAAAAATGAATAGTGTTATAGTTGACAGCATAAATGAAAATGTTGGTCAAGAAGATGTTTTGATACACCTTGGAGACTGGTCATTTGGTGGGTTTGAAAGAATACGTGAATTTTGGGACAGAATAGTTTGTAAAAACATATACCTTGTTCTTGGAAACCACGACCACCACATAGAAAATAATAGAGACGGATGTCAGGAACTATTCAAGGGGGTTTCTCACTACGATACACTCGATTACGGACAGTTTAAGTTCAGATTGATGCATTACCCCATATCTTCTTGGGATGGTCTTAATAAGGGTGTAATGCACTTACACGGACACTGTCATTTACCAACTCACATGAGGTTTGGGAAAGGTCAAAGAATGGATATTGGTATGGATGGTCACCCTGAGTTCAGACCTTATGATTTACAGAGAGAAGTTATACCTTTGTTGAGACACAGAGAAAAACTTTCCGAGATGCCTAACGACCATCATGTTGAAAGATTATTAAATTCAAAATAACAAATATGAAATTCGAATTGTCTGAAACACAACTAAAAAAACTCGAGGATTGGAAACATGCCATATATAAAATCTATGGACATCATGGAACTTTTACATATAAGTTCACCCCAAATGGTATTGGTGAAATTCTCAAGGTGGAATCCGATTTGATTGGTCCTGAATATGAATTAGATTTAACTGAAATTGAAAATTGGTAATATGAGTGGAATGTTATTTTGCTAAAAAACGTTCACGAAATTTTTTTTCATATCGTTCTGTAAATTTTATTTTTTTTGAATTGTGTAATTCTATTATCAATTTTTCATCTATTGAAGTAATATCTACAAGTTTGTATATCAAACCATTTTTTTCACAAAACAATTTTGCCGCGATTTTTTTTTGATTAACTAAAAAACTACTCCACAGCCTTTTTGGTTTAATTTCAACTAAATATTTATTGTTAATGACAAAGTCAGGATGGTAAGTTCTTGAACTATTGTTAAACATGTATTTAATTGAATACTCCGAACTTTCTGCGGTTTTCCAAGATAAGTTAAATCTTTCTATGATTTTTATCATATAAGTTAATTCTTTAATACTTCTAAAAAACCATCCATTATACCATCCACTCCATCCATTTCCAGACCCTTGTGGGGTGATTTTTCCATACATAGGATTTCTATTTCCTGAAGAATTGGTTGATACCTTCAGTTTGAATTGAACTAATTTTTCGTCCGCAATTTTTTCTCCAAAGTTTTCAACCCATACTTGATAGAAGTTTTTTCCGTACATAGGATTTTTATTTCCTTTGGTTGTTTTTGATATTTTATTTCTGAATTCATCGGTTTTGTATACCGAATAATCCTTATTACTATTCATTTTTTTCTTAGTTTCTTCGGTATGATTTTTACCAAAAAAAGGATTTTTTTCACCAGTTTTACCAAACATTGGATTTTTATCCCCTTTCATATTTTCAGACATCTTTTTTTTTCTTTCTGGTGTAATTATTTTTTTAAGGTAACATTTTTTACATTCAGTGTTTGATTTTAAACCTTTTTCGTGAGTATATTTTGATTTATATTCTATAACATTATTACAAGAAGGACAATTTCTATAAAACATATTTTTATTTTAATAAATTAATTACTATTTTTGTATTCATAGTCAGGAAAACCTCTAACAATAAATATTATGAATAATGAAAAAATTAAGAACCCCTCTACAGGAATTTTATTCCTGATTAGAGGGGTTCCGTAACTAGGGTCAGGTAAAACATCATTTGCAAAACATATTTGCAACGAATATTCAGTTTGTGAAGCAGATAAATTCTTTTATGATAAAGAAGGAAATTATAACTTTGACCCATCAAAGATTAAGGATGCTCATGCTTGGTGTAAAAACGAAGTTGAGACAAGAATGAAAGACCATCAAATAAACGAACAATATTATCCTGAGATTGCTGTTTCAAATACTTTCACCCAAGAATGGGAAATGAAAGATTATTATGAACTGGCAGAGAAATATGGATATAAAGTTGTATCTTTGATTATTGAAAATCGTCACGGTAATAAAAATATTCATGGGGTTCCTGATGACAAGTTGGAAATAATGAGAAATAGGTTTGAAATAAAACTTTAATATGAAACTCAGGAAAATATTTTGTATCTTTGGGGTACACTTTTGGAGATACAAAAGAGAAAAACATAAGGTAATTAATCACCCCGAAGGTCGTGAATTTGTTAGAGTGGTGGTAAGAGAATGTGAAGTTTGTTCTCACAGAGAACACCACTTACTACCAAAACATGTGGGTTACACAAGATGGAGAAGCTTTGACCATGTCGCAGGTGATGCAACAATTAGATATGAAGAAATTTAAAACAAACAAATATGATGGTATTGATTTTTAACACGACAACAAAAACCGCAGAGGTGACTTATGAAAATGGAGTAAGTAAAACTTACGATGATGTACCAACCGTAGCAATTATGGAAGGTTTCTATGAAATCCGTCAAACTGATATGATGGAAGATAAAAGGTATCCAGTACTCAGGCTCCCAATCGCAAACACAATTATGGAAATCAAACGATGAATTTAAGTCTTGAAATATTAAACCAATATGTCGAAGAGGGTTGGGTGGTCAAAAATGACCATCCTTCACTTCCATTATCTATCTACAATTACTCTCGTAAAACACAATACGAAGGAAAGTGGGATGATGTTACTTTGCAATGTAGGGGAGTTATCACCGACAATGCAACAGGTAAAGTATTGGTTAGACCTTTCAAGAAGTTTTTCAATTATGAGGAATTGGTAGGGAACAAGTGGAAAGAATCCAAACTTCCTACTATGTGTGACTATGTTTACATTCAAGAAAAAATGGATGGGTCTTTGGGTATTCTTTTTTATTATGAAAGAGAATTAACAATTAAAGGAAGAAGTAACTATTATTATAAAAATGGAAATAGTGAAGGTATTGTAGAAGGAAGTTTAGATAGACCAACTTTTAAACCAGATGATGAAGCACATAAATGGTATGATGATAGAAGTGTCCCAAGAAAAGTCGGTGAGTGGATAATGGCAACCCGTGGTTCTTTTGTTTCTGAACAAGCTATCAAAGGTCTCGAAATCTTGAAGTCGAAATACAATTTGGACTCTTGGTTGAAACATTATGGTTACCTCGTCGAAATAATCTATCCTGAGAATAGAATTGTGGTTGACTATGGAAAAAAAGAGAGGGTGGTATTTCTTTCAGTTGTGATGAACGAAAGTTATGAATGGGGACCGTTCGATGATAGTGAACAACATTGGACTATATCAAGGTCTATATTCAAGATGAATGGTATAAAAAAAGAAGATGTGGTTCGAACCGAACAACATTTTAATTTTTCTGAGGACTTATACAAATCTTTGAAGGAAAAGAATGAGAACAATAAAGAGGGATTTGTTATAAGATTTCACCCAGGTAATTTCAGAGTAAAAATAAAATTTGAAGAGTATGTTCGTCTTCATAAATTGATGACCCAGTTATCAACCTATGATATATGGGAGCATCTTAAAGACGGTAAAGATATTTCTGAATTATTGGAGAGGGTTCCTGATGAATTTGACGGGTGGGTAAAAAAAACCGTTTCTACTTTACAATATCACAGGTATGCTTTGGAAGAACAGTGTGGTAAATCACATGATTATTTCAGATACGGAAAATATAACGATGTTGACCCCGAACCGACCAAAAAAGAGTTTGCTGAGCATGTAAAAAAATATACTAACCCAAAATTACTTGGACTTATGTTTGCCATATGGGATGGTAATCAAGAAAAGGTCGAGCAAATAATCTGGAAAATTATAAAACCTGAATATTCCAAACCTTTTTGGCAAAAAGAAACAGAATGAATAACTCGGAAATAAATAGGATTATAAAAGAACGGAATACACATTCTACATTTCTTAACGAAGAAGGACTTGTTAATGCGTTAGAAGAATCTTATAATTTGGGCGTTGTAGATGTCCTGTCTTGGTTATCCAAGATGGAACATCTTTGTCCCAATGTTCAGTATCTCATAGAAGAATGGAATAATCAAAATCACAAGAAATAAGTTATGACAAACGAAGAAATAGTTGAAGAAATATTATACGAAGCCAGCGTTTTTGGAATCATGAGAGAGGTTATCAGTCAAGCGGGACAAATCATGATGAGTAACCCAAAAATTGATAGGGTTATTGCATATGAAACCGCATTTAATGAACTAAAACAAATAAAAGATGGGAGATAGAGCATTAAGATTTTTGGTGATTATTCTAACCATATTTTCTATTTGGGTTGTTTTGCAAAACACCTCTGAGAGATATAAAATAAACAGACAACATGAATCAGAAGTGAAGTCACTTCAAGACAGTATACTTTTAATTAAAGCACAAAAGGATTCATTGTATTCTGAATTATATCCTTGTGAAATAGAATTGAATAGGTTCCAAATCGCATTAGAAATTTTCTTACAAGAAAATCCTAAAGCCGCTGAACAATATTCAGAAATAATTTCATCAAGAACAGAATGAGAGAATTAGATTTACATGGTGTTTCTCATATTGAGGTTAGGGATATAGTCGAGAACTTTGTTCTTCTATATTCTACCGAACTTCCCGTTAGAATAATAACGGGAGATTCCAATCGTATGAGAAATCTTACCACTAACATATTGAACAAACATAAATTCAACTATAATATACCGGCACATAATGCTGGTGAAATAATTGTACTATCATATGAATAATTTAGACGCAAGATACCAAGCTTTACTTGAGGACATTCTTCATTGGGGTGTTGAAAAAACTGATAGGACAGGAACTGGGACTATTTCAGTTTTTGGAAGACAAATCCGTCATAAAATGAGTGAAGGATTTCCATTACTCACCACAAAGAAGATGGCGTGGAAAACTATGGTTACTGAGTTACTATGGTTCCTAAGAGGTGATACTAATATCAAATTCTTAGTTGATAATGGTTGTCATATTTGGGATGGAGATGCTTATAAGAATTACTTAAAGGAATGTAAAAGATTAAATATAATAAAAGTAGATACACCTACATTTGAACTAAATAATGAAAATATAGTAGTTCAAACTTATAATAATGGATTTCCTGAATTAAAAGAGAATGAAATTCTTTATAAATATAGTGAGAGTAGAGGTTACATAGGAACAAGATATACTCAAGAAGAGTTCATCAACAAAATCAAAACCGATGATGAGTTTGCAAAAGAGTCGGGAGAATTAGGACCAATTTATGGTAGACAATGGAGAAGTTGGAATGGAAAACCAGAACAGATAACAAACTATGGTGGAGGTGATGTGAATCCATATTTTTGTGATTGTCAAGAACTTTTTGAGGATGGACATTCTAAAGTTAGAAAGAAGAATAAAGGCGTAGACCAAATCACAAACCTAATCAACGAACTCAAAACAAATCCTGATAGTAGAAGATTGATGGTTAATGCTTGGAATGTAGGTGAGTTAGACCAAATGGTTTTACCACCTTGTCATTATGGATTTCAAGTTTATACAAGAAAGTTGGGTTATAATGAAAGATGTAATTTATTTATTAAAAAATATGGTGAGTTTGATATTCATCCATTCTCAGGTAAAGATGTTATTATGGATGGTTTAATTCCAACCAGAGCAATCTCTTTAATGTGGAACCAACGTTCAGTAGATACGTTTCTTGGTTTACCATTCAATATTGCCTCATATGGTTTATTACTTGAGATTATTGCCAAGGAGGTGAAGATGGTTCCTGAAGATTTAATTGGTAATTTGGGTGATGTTCATTTATACTCGAATCATGTCGAACAAGCAAAAGAACAAATTCTCAGAACCCCATACGAATTACCTAAAGTTCAAATTACTGAAAGAAATTGGTACATCCACGAGGTGGTTAAGGAACATCTTGGTGAAAAAACATTTAGTGAAAAAATACTGAGTTACAGACCTGATTGTTTTGAGTTAATTGATTATCAATCACACCCAAAAATCAAAGCACCATTGTCTAATTAAGGATGAAAAAGTATGTAATACTGGACTAAACTTTTAGAGATTCTATCTGCGTATCTGTTGACTTTATTCATGTCATCTATTTCTAAATTTTCCAAACCCATCCATTTAAGTAAACCAGCAACAAAAACATTTTTTGCTTTGTCGGATTCTTCCAGAAGTTTTTGAAAAGTTTCATCATCTTCTCTACCTTCACCATAATACCTTTCTATATGTTCAGGACCAGAATAAAGAAAGGGTGCTGAACCATACATATTGACTATTCCCGACTCTTTCAATAACATCATATATTCCATCAGGAATTCTATATTGAAAGCTCTTCTAACATTTAGGTTCTTTTCTATCCAACTGCCATGAGGGTCAATTTTTGGGTCAATAAAATGTTCTGTAGATTCGTCGATAACGTCTTTTTTAATTTTTTTCCAAGAATCTTGGCCAGATAATAGAGATAGATTACTACCAGTTTCCCAATTCACATAAATGATTTGTTCATTTCTATCAAAGGGGTCTTCAATTATCCTGTCTACTATACCGACAGTTCCTGGTGGGAGGTTGACCTCACCGTCCATATGATATAAAATTATTTTATCGCCAGGTTCTAATTTAGGATTCATCATAAAAATAAATATATAATCACTAAGTATTTATGTGTATGGATTTTCTTATTAACGAGTCACAACTCAATTATTTAGTAGAGTCAGAGAACTCTGAAAAGTTTACCCGTAACATGAAACAACTGAATTCATTTACAGTAAACTTAATTAATAAAGCTAAAAGGATATTCGGACTCAACTTCAAGTTTTTGATTACTTGGGGTCCTGTTATTGGTGGTTTTGTTGGTCCTTTAGACAAATATATCCGAGACAATTATTTAGAATTTTCTGAAGATTCAATAATCCTTATCACATTGGGTGTTGCTTGTACTTATTTTTATCAAAATAAAAAAGAAACAAAAAAACTTTACGAACAAATTGAAAAAGAAGGGTTAGTCAGTTTTTTTGAAGAAATGCTATTGAAGAGCAAACAACTCAAAGATTCGTTTGTTAGTTTCATGGAAAGTTTGAATCTCACTTTGGGCACAACCGTTGAAATGATTCATTATTCATTTCTCATACCAATTATCAACGACTTACAACAAGTTGCTCATGAAACAACAAGTATTGCTAATGCATCCAAAATTATTGTTGAACGATTATTAACTTCAGGAGTAGTCCTTGTTGCAGGTCAAATCCTAATTGATGTTATAAGTAAAATTTTAAAAAGATTTAAGAGATAGTGTTATTAGAAATCAATATCAACTTGAAAAAATAGAACAATTTCAACTTGGTCTGAATAAGGTTCTGATTTTATACTGACAATATATGGTTCATGTACTATAATTTGTTTTTCTGTATCAAAAACCAATTTACCATTTTCAGAAAGAGAATACTCTCTTAATAAAGTATCGAATACGTTTGAAACTTTAGTTAAATTATACTGTAATGAAGAAAGCCCATTATCTGCATTGAATTTCAAATTTAAATTCACGTTGTAATTGTATAGTTTTCCTGCAGTATTGGAGATACTAGGGTCTATTTCAATATCAGTAATTTCGAACCCTTTTGCATTCAAGTTGAAAATATACTTAAGTTTTTCTATCGATACTTCTAAGACTTGTCCGTTAACCATTTGATATCTTTATTGGAAGTTTTATTTCTTTAGCATAATTAACTAATACGTCGACAACAATTTGTTTTCTTTCAGGACCCAAAAAGTTAATTTGTCCGTTTTTTTCCAATTTATCCAAGTGATTTTTAATCACAGTATCAAAAGGTTTTTTTTCCTTTTTCGATTGTAGAAAATACCCTCTTAGTTGAGGTTCTATTTCTTGTCTCTTAAGTAAAGTTTTCAAGCTGTCGTTTCTATACTTATGTGTTTTTGGATATGTAACATTTTCATAGTCCTGTATTGTTTGTAGAAGATGTTCGTATTCGTGTCTCAACGTGTAGATAAGATTATTCTTAATCTCTTCGATTTGATTTTTCAGATTTTTTGGATTAAAATAAATTGCTATCGCAATATTATTCTCATCCATATCAATTGGTGCATCAGCATCGATTTTATAATTTTCTTGGTCTGTTTTGAATAAAAAAAGTTCTATGTAGAAAGGAAAACTTTCACCATAAATAAATGGAGTGTGGTAGTAATCATCTTCTTCAGGTAAGTCCAATTCAAGTTCATCAGAATCAGATACTGAAAATCTTTTTAATTGCTTTAATATATCTTTGACAATAAAATTAATTAAAGTGTCATGTTTTGATTCGATGATGACTTTTTTTTCCATTTGTGGTTGTTTCTAACTATAAATACTTTGGGATTGTAATAATCAATACCCACCAATTGTTGGGATAGAAAGTCCAACACCAACTCTGAACCCTTCCATATAATTCAAACCAATTGAAAAGTCAAAACCATTTGTAGCACCTGTAATCATTTTCAGTGGGTAGAATTTAATCCAAGTATCAGGTTTCAAGTTTGTATAATCTTCAGTATTTTCCAGATATACACCAGCCATAACACCCCATTGTTGTTTTGGTCCTACAAAGTTAATTCCAACCCTGTTGATAATAGATATAGGTGTTGTGTAGATATAAGGAGATGGAAATTTTTTGGTATAATATCCTCCAACGTATAGACCAAGGGGAGAATGATGAGGTCTCATAGATGCCACTATCGATTTTTGGTCAGGAACCCAAAGAATATCACTTGTCTGTGAATAAGAAGACAAACAAAAAAACGTAAATAAAATTAAAATAGTTGTTTTCATTAAACAAATTTACTAACTTTGTATCTAAATAACAAATTATGTTTTTAGTATTTTATTTAGTCTCCCTCGCATATTGCGTTTGGAGAATGACAAGGAGTTACATGAAAAGTCACGGTAATAACGTTATAGGTTCATCACCAGGTTTGGAAACTTTGGCAATTATTGCGTTGGCGCCAGTAATGATGGTTGTTGACGTTAGCTTGACTTGGATTAGAATCTACAAAGAAAGCGAAGAAGCAAGAAGAAGAAATAGTTCTTTATAATTGTACGGAAAGATGGCAGAGTTGGTCGATTGCGTCGGTCTTGAAAACCGAAGAACGGGAAACTGTTCCGTGGGTTCGAATCCTACTCTTTCCGCTTAGAGAAGTAACCGCAAGCCATTCGGTATTTAGGTCTTTTTCGACATGATGGTCTCTGTCTTAAATGTAAACCCTGCTTCTCTTTTATTGTAAGTTGGTAAAATATTTAGAACACAAAAAAATAATAAACTATGGGACAACAAACAGCAGTAACATTAGTATTAACCGTAGTTATAACTTCACTCATAATAGTTGAAATTTATCGGCATGTATATGTTTATTATTTACGATGGAGGGTTAATAAACTAGAGAATGAAATAGAAGAAATTAAAAATAAAATATGGCACAACAAACAGTACTAGAATGGTTAATTGAACAATGTCCAAGAATTGAAACAATTGTTGCGTATAACATACTTGAACAAGCCAAAGCAATGGAGAAGGAGCAGATAATGAAAGCATACGATGATGGAGCAATAGACACAATGCAGGAACAAGAAGGCTTAGATATAAGTATGGACCAGAATGGTGAAGAATCAGAAAGATATTACAAAGAAACCTATAACAAATAAATAATGGCACAAACAGCAGTAGAATTGTTGCATGAAATTGCAAAACAAAGAGAACCTGATAAATTTGATTGGGAACAAGCCAAACAAATGGAGAAGGAGCAGCGTATAAAAGATTATAATGTAGGTTATGATGATGCACAATGCAATCATATTAACGATGCTGAGAATTATGCTAATGAAATTGATTATCTCCAATCAAGAATAGATGAGATTGATAGTAAAATAAAAGCTAAGCAAAATAGTATTGCAGATATGTTAATTAATGGAAACACAAATAACAAATAAAATATGGCACAACAAACAGCACTTGAATGGTTAATTGAACAATGTCCAAGAATTGAAACAATTGTTGCGTATAACATACTTGAACGAGCCAAAGCAATTGAGAAGGAGCAGATAGAAGAAGCAATAGATAAGGTATTAATATCTTATGGAATAATTAAACTAAAAAGCAATGGCACAAGATATTTCTAAAGCGGGAACAACTCAAACGGCAGTAGAATGGTTTCGTAATGAATTGCATAAGTGGCTTAATGATAAAAGCGAACAAAATGCTTTTCAAATATTCCAACAAGCCAAAGCAATGGAGAAGGAGCAGATAGCAAAAGCATTCAACGAAGGAATGTTAAATAGTGTTGACTACTTTGGTAGTGGTGTTGAGGAATCAGAAAAATACTACAACGAAACATATAACAAATAAACTATGGGGTGGGTATTGTATTATGGCACTATATGTGTATTTGGTATTGTTGCAGTTATAAAACATTTCAAAACAAAAAAATAAAATATGTCTAGAATAGAAACATTAAAAAAACAATTTCCTCATCTTAATATTACCTTACTTGATATTTTATCTCAAATTGATGGTAGTAAAAGTCATAAGTATCTACAACTTTTGTGTAAGGTTTTTTCAAGGAATCATAATTTCGAAATACAAAACAAGCAAGATTATAATAGTTTTGAATATGCAAATGAAATTGACGATAAACTATCTTCTTATCAGTTAGATACAAAGGAACCTCTTAACTTAAAATATGTTAAGTTTAGGATAATCGAAAACTTCTATAACCCTACTGATTTGAACACCTTTGTACAATTCAAAGAACTCAATGAACGAGGTTTAATTCAAAACTCTGACTTAACAAAGTATTCCACAATTGATGATTTGATGGGAGCCGTTTCACTTTGTGAAATCAAACAAATTGAAAAGGAATTAGAAAATGAAGTTATTAAAGAGTTTGAAGATGATAGGTGGTTACTTGTTCGTCCACTAAGCTTTCAATCTTCATCAAGGTATGGTGCAGCTACAAAGTGGTGTACAACATCTAAAACAGAAAAAGAATATTTTTTTAAATATTTCTACAATGGAAGTTTGGTGTATTTCATCAATAAAGAAACAGGTTATAAGGTCGCATTATATGGACAATGCTCACATAAATTAGTTGATATCTCATTTTGGAACCAACAAGACAATAGGTGTGATTTTTTTGAAGTTGAATTAGATGACTATCTTTTGCCTGAAATCAAAAGGATTATCTCCACTAACAAAACCAACTCATCCTTCCTTCCTAAAGAAAAACTGTTCAAAGTAGCCGAAGAATGTAATTCACTATTTAGACTGATGGATGAAGATAAAACTAGTGTATCAGTTAGATTGAGAGAACCCACACTTGATATTGTTACTTTGAACGATAGATTCGCTAATATATCTCAAGAAGCTCAGGAAATGGTTGAGTATCACACAAGAAATCCTATTCCAACCGAACCACCACCAACAATGAGAGCTTAAATAAATAACCCCACCTTAAAGTGGGGTTTATAATTATATCTTAACATATTTATATTGGTATGCAAAGATTAGATGAACTTTTTGACAAGTATAACGTTACAGAAAAAAACAATTCAACAGGGAACTATAAAAAATTCAAGAATACCATTCTTGAATTAGATAAGTTGGATAAAGTATTACTATTATCTTGTTCTAATAGATTTAATTGGGACCCTAATAAAATTGATATCCCAAAATCTACTATCCTTGCAATGGTTATTCAAGAATACTTGGGTGACAAAGCGGTTTTGATTGATGTACCTGAACTCAAGATTTACCCCTGTGAAGGAAATGTATCTAGAGCTGAAGGTAATAGTTGTGGTCTTAAAAAAGCATTACTTAAAAGTGACACAAAAAACCCATCAGGATATCACAGATGTTGGGCATCTTTGAATGAAAAAGATGACGAACTTTGGAAAATTACAAAAGAACTTTTTGATTCTAATGCCGTTATATTTTTTAGTTCAGTGAGATGGGGTCAAGCTAACCAATTCTATCAGAAACTTATTGAAAGGCTAACTTGGATTGAAAATAGACACGCAACTTTGGGTGAATCTAATGTTGTTGAAAACATATATTCAGGATTCATTTGTGTTGGTCAAAATTGGAAGGGTATGGATGTTGTTGATACTCAGAAAAAAGTTCATTCATTCTATGGGTTCAAACCTAATGATGATTTTTATTGGAACTGGCAATACACAACAAAAATGTCAGATGAAACTCAGAAATCTTATAAGGAATCATTTCCTACTTTCATCGACAAATTTAAAGTTGAAGACTTATTCTAATTCTTCTATTTCAACAACAAGTTTCTCGGTTCCTTTTATAACTCTATGCCAAACAAATTTTGGTATTTGTAGTTTTTGATTTTTCGACAATTTGTTTGGCAACATATCCTCTTTTTGAAACATCCACCCTCCGTCTTCTATTACTGTTACAATTCTATCTTTATCATCTTGATGCCATTTCAATTCTTCAGAATCAACGGATGGTAAAAATGTCCTGATTAACTTGTTATCTTCAATTTCTTGTTCGAAAGGGAGCTCTTGCATAAATTACCATCTATTTGATGAGGACAAACCTAATTGTTTGGCATATCTACCAACATTACAACTCCAATATCCTGCAGTTGTTCTATCTTTCTTTTGGTCACATCTGTGTCTTGCTCTGAAAGATTTTGCGGCTTTTTTGTTACTGTTTTTAACCTTTAAACCAGGGTCTCCAAAACTTACTTTTTTGATGCCACCCGATTTGCTTTTTACATACACAGCGAATTTTTTAGGACCACCTGAAGTTCTAAATGGTTTTCCTAATTTTACATTTTTTCCTCTGTGTTTTGCCTCCATCAAACCTTGATGTTCGTCATTATCTTCGAGTAAATACGGAGTATCTAAATAAATTATTTCACCATCAACCTCAACAGTTTTTCCAGTATCTGATTCTACCATCAACAGGTCTTCTTCATTTAATTGAATCATACCGTTTTCATAGAGTGACCTAACTTCGTTAATCAAATCAAAATATTTTTGACTATAATATCTAAAAACATTATTTGTTAATGTAATATCGTTTTCAATATGATATTTTAATTCATCTGAAACTTCAACGTCTTGATTAAGTATTAAACTAGGCTCTTTATAACTGTCTAAAGCCTCTTCTATTAATTCTCTAAGGTTACCCATAACTTGATTTTTCTAATAAATAGTTTTAGTTTTTGTATTATGAGATTACAGACAATCTTTGCTGTTTTAATAACATTAGTAAGAATTTATTTAGGAATAAAGGTGATTTCTTGGTTGGTTATAAATTTGATTGCCTCAGTCCCTCATCCCATAGAAGAAATACAAACACATTTAATTTTGATTATTTTGGACACTTGGTTCTCAAGCCAAATTAATAATATAATTGTCACAGAAATAAAAGAAGATTAATTTCAGAACATAATTTACGTTTAATAAAATCTTAGTTGATTCTACATAATCGATATAAGTAAATTTTATATTTTCTTAACAAAGATACCAATAATTTATATATTTATAGTAACCAAGATACTATCTAAAAGTTTTTTCTAAACTTTTGGTTTGCTTTATTGGTATTAAATTAAATATTAAAGAAATGGCAACATCAAAAAAAACTGTAGACGCAGTTACAGGAGCAATCAAACCACCAATTTCCTTTAAAGAATTTGCAAAAGAACCAGTTAAAGGTCTATTATTTATTGTGATAATTGCAATTGGATATCTCTACGTCGATGGTAAAATTAATTACAATAACCAAATTCAGAACCAAGGGAAAAAAATCGAAGTTTTGGAAACTAAAATAGATGCTTTAACCCAACAATTAAGAAGGTCTGATAGTGCACTATCCGCAGCAGTTTCTAAAATTACCGTATTGCAAGAATTAGGTAAAATCAACTAAAATAAGTTCTCTAAACGTATTCTCATGAAAAAACTCCAAACACTAATATTATTTTCTCTTTTAGTTTCATGTTCTCAAAAGATAGAAAATGAAAATACTCAACAAGTTCTTGATACTTTGATTTTGAATAGTGAAAAACACTTATTGACAGTAGATACATTAGGAAAAAAGACAGACTCAATTACAAAAGATAAAGTAATAAAAATTGTGACAGAAATTAAGTATCTAAACAAAGAAGTTGAAAAATTTAAAACAGAAAAATTGACTTTAGAAAATAAATTGAAAGTTGTAAGTGAGAAAATCATATATAGAATTGATACTGTCTTCATTGAAACACAAAAAAACTTTTGGGGAAAAAAGAAAACCGTTACATCTGTAAATTCGGATTCATCTGTGCTTGAAAATTTAGATTCAACAGAAGTTTCCTCCAAAAAAATAGATACTCTTAACATCAATCAAAAAACTTTAAATCAACTGTGAAGAATCTATCAAAAGAAGAACTAGTTAGTAGATTAGAATCAATTAATCGTTCTAATGCTGTTATTGAATTTGACTTGGATGGTATAATCATTAAAGCAAACGATGTATTTCTTTCTGCAATTGGTTATCTTCCCAATGAACTTTCTAAAATAGTTGGTAAACACCATCGTATTTTTGTAAAACCAGAATATGCGGAATCGAAAGAATATAAAAAGTTTTGGGACACATTAAAGAGTGGTCAATTCGTTTCTGGTGAATTTGAGAGAATATCTAGGGAAGGTTCAATTATTTATCTACAAGCAACATATAATCCTATTTTTGATGAGGATGGAAAAATTATTAAGATTGTAAAATATGCTCTTGATGTTACACTTTTTAAAAAACAGGAACAAGAAACACAAAATCGTCTTAATGCTATCAACCGTTCAAATGCGGTGATTGAGTTTACACTTGATGGTAAGATTTTAATTGCAAACGATATATTCTTAAAGACAATGGGGTTTGAACTAAAGGATATTGTAGGTAAACACCATAGAGTTTTTGTAACTGAAAAGGATGAACATTCTATTGCGTATGGTGAGTTTTGGAAAAAGTTACAAAATGGAGAATCCGTTACTGGTGAATTTGAAAGAGTCAAAAGTGATGGAAGTCCAATATGGTTACAAGCAACGTACAATCCAATCTTAGATTTATCAGGTAATCCATACAAAATAATGAAAATTGCTGTAGATGTAACCGAAACTATTCAGCAACAGAAAGAAATAGAAAAGAAAAATACCTACTTGGAGCATGCTTCGAAGATATTAAGACACGATATGCATAGTGGTATTAATACATATATTCCGAGAGGTATTACTTCTTTGGAAAGAAGATTGACAGATGAACAAGTTAAAGAACTAAAGATAGATGCCCCACTTAAAATGATTAAAGAGGGATTATCGCACGCTCAGAAAGTTTACAAAGGCGTTTTTGAATTTACAAATCTAGTTAGACCAAATGCAATATTGTCTAAAAAAAGTTGCAATTTATCAGAAATAATATCATCTTACTTAGCATCAACCGCATATAAATCACAAGTTCTTATAGAAGATATGGGGATTGCCGAAGTTAATGAGGCTTTATTCTGTACATCATTGGACAATCTTATTCGTAATGGGTTAAAATATAATGATAGTTCAACAAAGTTCGTAAAATTATATAGAGTTAATGATACCATATATATAGAAGATAACGGAAGAGGACTGAGTTCAGAAGATTTTATAATACTATCACAACCATATACAAGAAAAGAAAATCAGAAAGAAACTGGAACAGGATTAGGCCTTAATATTTGTATTGCAATACTTGAAGAACATGGATTCAATATTGAATGTAATAAGCTTGATACAATTGGTACACAATTTAAAATAAACATAAAATAAAAACATTATGATTAATTCTATTTTATTAGTAGATGATGAATCTTTATTTCATTTAGTATTTGAAGATGCATGCTCACTTTTAGATATATCCCTATCTCTCGAAGCTATTGATAGTTCTGATGAGGCTGCAAAGATGGCCAAAAATTGGCAAAATAATCCAAATGAAAAACCCGAATGTGTTTTTGTTGATTTAAATATCATAGGTTCATCTTATGATGGAATCGAATTGATTAGAAAGATAAATTTTGAATACGGAAACAATGTTGTTATTGGTATAATATCATCTTCTAGCGATGCATCAGAGCAAGAAAAAGCAAAGAAAGCTGGTGCACAATTTTGGATTATAAAATCAGATGACATTGAACCTCGTTTGGAAGCGTTTAGATTAGATTATGATTCTTTTAAAAATAAAACAGCTCCATTTAAAGTTTATAGTTAATGAAGGTAGATAAATCAACTAGAGATTTATTTTTAAACATCCAAAAAACAAAAAAAGTATCTCTAGAAGGTAACATACTAAAAGTTATCGAAGCTGATACTAATGATACGGAGTTTATTGATTATTTAAGTCAAGCTATTGATAAAGATAAAAACGCAAGACGTAGAAGATTAGAAATAACTAAACAGGTTCAAGAACAAAATTTATCATTATTAAAGTGGAAAAAGGATACTGAAAAGTTAAATGAAGATTTAAAAATATCTCTCGTTGAATCGGAAAGACTGAAAGAGGTATCTGAAAAAGCTAAGGATGCTGCACTGAACGATTTGGATATTTTACAAAAAAAATCAGAGACTGAGCTCATAGGAACAATAGTAAAGGTAGCCCTCTTAGTAATTCTTAGTGTGGGTATAATAACTACTGGTCTTTATGCTATAGCGATATGGACAAATAAAGATACACAAATAATTGGTTCAACTTGGAGTAACATGTTTGGTGTATTGTTGACAAACGCATTCTCAATAGTAGGAACAATTATGGGTATAAAATATGCCACACAAGAAGGTGGCAAAGAAAAAAAATAAAATTAAATTAAAAAACTATGAAAAAACTTCAAGAAAAATTTCTGCCTCTCATTTCTATTCTCAAAGGTAAAAAACCTATGGTAATTGTTGTGTCTTTGGTCATAATCGGACTTTCATTGTTAGGTGTTAAGTACGGTTATATTACTGAGGATATGGTTGATTTCCATTTGATTATTAATCAGGTTGATGGTATTTTTGTATCAACTACCAAGGACAGTGTTATTTTACCTGTAGACACTTTAGTAAATGTTGTGGATACTTTATCAGTTTCCGTAGATAGTTTATCTCACTAAAGTAAAGTTATCAAAATAAAAATATTTATAGGGTAATAAACCTTATAAATATTTTTTTATGCTATTAAAATTAGGGTCCAAAGGAGAAGATGTAAAAAAATTACAATTGAAACTTGGATTATCTGGTGATGGTGACTTCGGAAAAAAAACTGAAGAATCTGTCAAAAATTTTCAAACTAAAAATTCGTTAACGCCTGATGGTATTGTAGGTGATAACACTTGGAGTAAGATTATGAATGAGTCAGTTACTCCTCAAGTCGTCCCTCAAGTTGGTGGTCTTAAACTTGATAAACTGAAGGGTCATATTCCTGATGCTGTAATTGCACAGATACCTGACACTGCAGCCAAATTCAAAATTGATACTCCACTTAAGTTAGCTCACTTCTTAGCACAATGTGGACATGAATCAGGAGGATTTAAAGTTGTTAATGAAAATCTAAATTACTCCTCTGACGGTCTCAAAAAAATATTTCCTAAGTATTTTCCAGGAACTCTTTCAGAATCTTATGCAAGACAACCCGAAAAGATTGCATCAAGAGTTTATGGAGGAAGAATGGGTAATGGTGTAGAAGAGACCAAAGAAGGTTTCAAATTTCGTGGCCGCGGATTTATTCAATTGACTGGTAAAGACAACTATACGGCTTTTGGTAAAGCGATAAATGAAGATATTGTTTCTAATCCAGACATTGTATCAACAAAATACCCACTCTTATCTGCCGCTTGGTTTTTCAGTAAAAATTGTTTAAGTAAGTGTGTAGACGAATCTGATGCTGCAGTAACATCTGTTACTAAATGTGTAAATGGTGGAACTATAGGATTAGAAGACAGGAAAAAACACTTTAAAGAATATTATAACCTACTTAAATAATTTAAATGTCAACAAGACTAACCTACGAAAGTGAATTTTTAAAGGGAGTAAACATTGCCGTTGTCTTCTCTGAAGACAAGAAGTATAAAGAATTACTACCTTTGTTCAATAAATACGGATATGGATTTATGGTTCCAAATCAAAATCTAATTGTCATAAATGGAGAAATTTTACTTCAGAACTATGACCCATCTTTTTTAAAATTTATTGAGGCTCATGAAGTAGCCCATATAATTTTAGGACACGATAAAGATAGGAACGATGATGATGAAATAGATGCAGATTTAGGGGCATATATTTTACTAAGAAGTAAAGGAAAAGATGATGCTGTCGAATTGTTACAAAAAAACTACGAAGACAGACATAAAACTAAATTCGATGAAAAAAGAGTCGAAAAGTTAAAAAATTACTTCTCAAGATAGTGCCAAGTTGACTTTTTTAAAAAAAAGTAGTATTTATTGGTATCACTCGGAGTGTTTTCTATATAAGTTTTAAAGACCCGTCATTTTTTTGACGGGTCATTTTTTTTTTCTATATTTGTGATATGGAATTTATATATCTTTATATTTTAAGCATTGTAATAACCATCTTGTGGTTATGTTATGAAGTTTGGCGAGCACCATTACTTGATGAAAATCATAATGTTATCATAAAAGAAAAAACATTTAATGACTTATTAAAAAAATTAAATCCATGGAAATAAAATTTGCGGACAGTTTTCACAAGTCTTTGAAGAGATTGATTTGGCATAAACATCCTATCTACAAATTCTATGAATTTTTTAGATACAAACTCCCTCAGTTCTTCAAAAACCTATGGTTTTTTAGGAAACAACTTTGGGAATTTAGGTCGTGGGATTATTCTTTTAATCTTCAATTCTTTGCTCGCACCTTGGAAAAAACTGTTAACACAATTGAATTTCATGGATATGAGATTGATGAAACAAGGTTGAAGAAAGTGGAGAAAATGAAACGAGTTATTCGGTTAATTGATAACATTCGTACAGATTCGTATATTGAAATGGCAGAAAAAGAACTCGGTGAATTAAAACATTTTGATTGGAACTTCGAACCTGCTCAAGATAATCCCGAGCTATACCAATTAATTGATACCAATAACCAAGAAGAAAACGAACACAACAGAAAAGTTTACAAATTAGCCGATGAAATTGAGGCTCAGGAATGGGTTGAACTTTTCACAATTTTGAAGGGTCAGGACATAGAGGAATATAGAAAATTATTCAATTCTCTCACTGATGATAAAAAAAAGGGAAATTTGTGGCTCGAATGGTATGACGGGAGTGGTATGAAACATTGGTGGGACTAATTATTAAAAAACATTTTATGATTGGAGTTATTATACTTATCTTAGCACTCAGTGGAACTGTTGCATGGTTATGGTTAGGAGGAATTGATTACATGCAAAAGTTTCATCCTAACTACAAAGGAGAAGATTTTTTGAATTGGGATATTGATGAACAAGATAAAGAACAAATATTATGAAAATTACATTTATAAGCGACACCCACAACAAACACAAGCATCTTACAAGCAAAGCTTATAATAACATACTTGGAAGTGGTGATGTATTAGTTCATGCCGGTGACTGTACAGGTATGGGTAAAACTCACGAAATCGAAAACTTTTTGGATTGGTTCTCAAATACTGAGTTTACTCACAAAATATTCATTGCAGGTAATCATGATTGGGGTTTCGAACTCCATAATGATATTGCACCTGAATACAAAGAAAAAGGCGTTCACTATCTTTTCGATAGTGAGATTGTAATTGATGGTGTTAAGTTCTATGGTAGTCCATGGCAACCAGAATTTTATAATTGGGCATTTAACCTACCAAGAGGGGAAAAACTCGCTGAAAAGTGGGCTTTAATACCAAATGATACTGATGTATTAATTACTCATGGTCCAGCTCATGGAATGCTCGATTGGCTTCCAAATGGAACTCAAGCCGGATGTCAAGATTTATTTTATAAAATAATGGAAATCAAACCAAAAATTCATGTTTGCGGTCATATCCATTGTGCATATGGACAAAAGTATTTTAATGGTGTTGAATTCTTAAACGCTTCAGTTTTAGACGAACAATATCAACATCATAACAAACCTATAGTTGTTGATTTCGATGTTGAAACAAAACAAATTGATTACCCATGAAAAATAAAATAAATGATGGTCACTATTTGGAATTAATGGATAGACTACATGTACTAATGTGTACTTTAGATGAACATTGTGTAAAACATCCTGTCTCCAAAAAAAATAAAGAAATAAAATTTAAATTAGAGTACGCTTTAGGACAACTATGGGACGCCTACCAAGAAGTTGGTAACGAATCATTAAAAAAAGAAAAAAATGAACCAATTAAAGAAGTTATATTTAGACGACATAAGAACTCCAAAAACTGAGGGATGGGATATTGTTCGCAGCTACGATGAATTTATTAACTATATCGAACTGAATGGTGCCCCTGATGAAGTTTCATTTGACCACGATTTATCAAGAGAACACACAAAATATTATTTTGATAATGGAGGACATGATAACCCACCTGACCCATTGAATGTTGAGTTTAAAGAAAAGACTGGATATGACGCCGCAAAGTGGTTATGTGATTATTGTTGGACTAATGGGATTCCATTACCTAAATGGAACATACATTCTGCAAATCCTGTTGGGAGTGATAATATTAAATTTCTTTTGAATAATTTTGAGAAGAAGTTAAACTATTAAAAAAAGGGGGAAATTATCCCCTTTTTTTATTTTCTTCCTTCTCTCGTTGAACGAGTTTCCTAAAATCTTCTGTAAAATCTCCGCCTGGTTGTTTCGGTGAAATATAACCAAAGTAATACTTACCTTTACCTGAAGGATATATTACAACATAGTTTATTCCCAATTTTCTTATGAAAGCCTTCTCGGCATGTCTTTGGTCTTTTTTAACTTGAACGGCATATTCAGTTCCATTCAATTTTACAATTAAGTCGATACCAAAAACCATATCAACAATATTACCCCAACTTGAAAAATCATGTAAATCTTCAACATATTTCGGAAAACCAGTAATTAATTTTTTGAAATTTTCTTCAACATAATCACCTTCTTTAGTTGTACTTGATAACCTATTGAATATGTTTTTTAATTTTGGACTTGATTCGTCTTGGAAGGCCTCGATAATATCAGATTCTGCAAAACTAAAAGTATTGATTGGAATATTTTTCTTTTTGTTGATGTCTTTTATTTTGTCCCTCAATTCATTGTCAGTAATTGATTCATCAATTGGTCTTTGTTTGAAATATTCCAATATGAGAGCGTCATAATTTGAGCCAAAAATTAAACCTTCTTTTTGTTTATCTTCTATCATTTCAGCCCAATTACTATAATTGGTGTCTAATTTGTTCGTGATACTCCAAACGTCTTCATCCCCATCTTTTTCCAATATACCAAAAAAATCTTTATTTTTACATTTGTCAATCATTTCGGTTATTTTTTCATCAAATGTGGAAATTGACCCATCTGACCATCTAATATTACCAACAGAAGATTTGAATCTACTACGAAGAATTTCTAAATCATCTATGTTTCTTTGATACCAACTATCGTTTGGTGAATCTATTCGGAACTTTGTATTTTGTAGTAGAGTATTTAACAGTATTTTTTTATCTGTTCTTATTAAATCCTTATATGTTTTTATCCCTAAACTTTTAACTTTTGTTTGTAAATCTCTATTGGACCTAATAAATTTAGAAATGTTTGGTGTGTTGGTCATTGTATTTTTTTGTTTTTGAAGTATTTCAAGTTCTTTCTTTGCAACCTCTATTTCTTCGTCCGATAAAGATACGCCTTTTTGGAGTTTTTGGAGCAAATCACCGAGAATTTTTATATCCCCAGTATAACTCTTCAATCTTTTCTCAACATCAATCCTTTCAGTTTCTTCAGTTAAAATATTTTCTATGAATAAATCATAATTAAATTCTGTTTCATTCTTTTCAGAAACTATCTCGTTTAAAAACTTTTTTATTTGTTTTCTAATTTTTTTCATATTGAATAAATACAAATTTAATTGTTTCTACCAACCATACCTGAAGTTGCTACTTGTATTGTATTTTTACTAACTCCAAAGTAATCGGCTATTTCCTGATTGGACATTGTAGGATTTTCTTTTTTGTAGTCAATTATTTTTTGTTTTGAAACTGAGGTTGAATATCTTGGAATTCCTATTTTATTTTTATATTGTCTGACATTGATACCATGAAGTTCCTGAACATACTTGTTTAGTGTGTACTGACCTTTTCTATCAAGTTCATTGTACTTGTTAATATTGTCATCGATATACTTTTGTAAATCTTGACGTTGCAATTGCGTAAATCCCAAATATTTGTATGGAGAACCCAAAACTTCTTTTTTAGGTTTAAAACCAAAAATATTACACACATAGAGGTAATATTCTATAAATTTATTAGCCCTTTCGAATTTTCTTGCATCCAAAGTTATTACATTATAACCCAAATCTGAAAAACATTTTTTAGCATCTTCTAACTTGTTGATATATTTTTCAGATTCCATACCAGCAACCTCGATAACCACCTTTTTATTTTCCCAAAGAAAATCAGGTATTTTATTACAGGTACGTAAGAACTTTTTCGGTTCCAATTCCATTTCTTGTGCAACATTTTCTAAAAGAAATATGTTGTACGTAAATGCTTCTAACTTACTAACAAAAAGATGTTTCTTATCTAAGCTCTGAAGTCTTTTTCCGGTCTTTTTAATATCTGCCAATTCTTCACCTTTTCCTTTAGAAACTATCATAACAATCAGTGAGAAAAGTTTACCTAAACCATCAACATAAGTTTTCCATTTCAAATCTTTTTTTGAGTGATTAGGATGAACTTCACCAACAGTATGTTTACCCTGTTGTAGCCCCCTAAATGTTGGGTAATTACCATACATCTCTCTATATTTCCTGACAAATTCGATGTCTTCGTTTGGGATTACCCTTTCTATTTGGTCCTGTGATACAATAACATTCATATTTTTATAAATACAAAAATAAATTAAAATCCCCTCTTGAAGGAGGGGACTAATTTTACTCGGAAATTTCTTCTTCTTTGTCTCCAAACTTTTTGTTCATGTACTTGTCGACAGAGGCAATTCCGAAACAACCCAAGGTCATAATTAAGAAGGAATTGAAGATGAATTCTTGAATTATTAATTCTTTTCCCATACTTCCAGTGATTATATCCGCAATTGCAAATACAACCATCATAACAAATGCTCCGAAACCGATTACTGCTTTTTCATTGATGTTGTTGTCATCACTGAAAAGTGATTCAAAAAATTTTTTCATATATTGGTAATTTACTTACCAATAAATATAACAAAAAGGGGAGACCGTCGTCTCCCCGAAGTCCCCGTCAGGACAAGTTTTGAGTTGTTTTGTGGTGGGTCAATCTCTGAAACCCGTGAAGTAGGACATACTTCTGTTTTCTTGTTTTAAGTCTGTGAAAACGAACCATAGTGAAAAAATAGACTTGGTGAGTTTTGTCTTTTACAGTAAGACTGAGATGACCATTCTCATAAACTGCCCTTGTTTTGATTACCGTTAGTTTCTAATTTATAAAGCGGAGAAGAATATGGGTGAGGTGAGTATGGGGAACCACCTATAATAAACATTCCGCTGTCCTGTTTCATTACAAAGATAAGTAAGTTTCGACAAACAAACAAATCTTTTTTGAAAATTTTTTGTGGGACCTCCTGTTTACTTTTATAGGTCATTGGTTCTATACAGACGACACAAAAACATTTTTTGTGGTAGGGAGAGGAATCGAACCTCTGGCACACATCTGTTCAGGATGTTGCTCTACCGGGACTGAGCTACCGCTACCAAAGAACTGAATTTGAATTACCTGAGTATCTTTCATCACCTATGGGTTTCAAATCCTTTACAAAGGTAAATAAACTTTGTCATTCAGACAAATTTATTTCATTAAATCTAAATAAAATTTTACAGTTCTTCTCAAAGTTGGAACATCTACAGTAGGAAACTGTTCTTCCATAATAGATGATAGTTTACTAACAAGATATTTCTTATTTCCTTCAATCCAATAAGACTTATCACCTACCGATAACATGCTGGGATTAAAATTTCCAACATTCCAAGGACTTTTTTCTACAGGATATCCTCTTTTCAAAGCATTAAGAACCTCTTTAGAGACATTATCTTTGTATTTGTCTCGTATTTCTTTTTTATCTTCTTCTGTCAACAACATATAAATAAATATACCACTATTTATTGTCAAATCATAATATATGACAAAAGCAAAAGGTTCAAAAAGTGGAGACTCAAGAAAGCTAACATTTGGAAAAAGAAAGAAAGGTAAACACCAAAAATCTTACAACAAACATGACTCTTCTGAGAAGAATTATAGAGGACAAGGTAGATAAAGTTCCTTTAATTTAATAGTAGATTATATTTTCATTGGTGTCCAATAAAAAAAGTATAATCAAAATTATGAATAGGTATCTTGCAGAAAGTTGCCAAGATACAATAGACTCTTTTTATGGTATTGGGACAAAAATTAAGGTTAAAAACCTTTCCTATTCGTTATCAAACAATTTAATATTAGTTGAAGTCAAAATAGAACTTGGTGAAGTAATTTCGGAAGAAGTTATGGAAAATGAAATGTGTGATTTGTTAATCAGAGAAACGATTGACCCAATCTATCCTGAACAACACATAAAAGTTATGATAAGTTGGGATGTTACTTAATATTGATTTGATTTTTACATTTTTTACAAAAATAAAACTCTTCTTTGTCAATTTGACTTATGGTTCCTTTTGCATCGTTCATCATACACTTAATATCATTTTTACAGTGGTCTAATCCTAAGTTATGTCCAACCTCATGAATTGAAACCTTTTTTAGTCTATCAAGTATTTTTTGTTCATTAACATTTCTTCTCATTCTATAAGTTGAAACTACACAAACGGTACCAGGTCTAAATCCAAGTCCTAATATTCCCCATTCATCGTAAATCCCTTTTTTTGTTGTAATATCTTTCTCGGTTATAATGATAATATTTTTATCAGACCTAAATTTTTTAAGGATTTTCAATCCGTCATATCTTTTTTTTGACTTTGATAATAAATCTTCGGTTAAATCAAGTTTTTTTTGAACTACACAATTGTATCCGTAGAAATTTTTTAATGTAATTTGAATGTGATTTATATATTTGGTTTCTACATTACCCAACGGTTGAATATAAATTACTTTTTGTTCTTTTTTGGGTGAAAGGAAGATGAAGACAAAAAAAAGTGGTATGATTAGTTTCATACCACAAAAATAGTCTTTTTATTTTGAAATAAAAAAAATTATGCCATATTTGACATTTTACTTGCTAAACTCGTTGGATTGATACAATTTTCCCCGTCACCAGATAAATTATCAAAATATTCTATCGCATTTTGTACTAAAAATCCCTTACCTGATTCACCCATTACAAAAACTCTTGCACCTTGAGACAATGATTGAACTTGGGGATTTTCTATGAATTTTGCAGGTACACCAACACACCCAAAACTTTTGTTTGCGTTTGCAATCGCCTTTATATTATTTATATATTGTTTAGGTACTTTTCCACTCGATAATTCGCTTTTCAATAAATTTTCTAAATCTTCACTCGCCTTCAATCTATCAGGTAAATTTGGTATTCCGTGTATTGCGGCTGCAATTCTATTACCCTTATCATCATACATACTGAATGAATTTAATCCTTTACCAGAATAACCCTCATGTCTGAATAATTTACCTATACTATATATACCCTTAGGTAAAAACCTTTGTGCTATGTTTGCAATAACACTATAATAAGGGTCTTTTTTTTGTTTGTTCTTAGGGTCAGTACACAAATAAGGGCTATGCTCCAAACCAGATAACTTACACCAATCTTGAGATGTCATAGGTTTAGCATCCTTCTGTTTGTCAGCTCCATCCACGACACTTGAACTTGCAACTAATTTTCCACCAACATTAAAAAGAAAAATTAAATTTTGGAGTGGGTCATAAATAAAAAATGGTTTGTCATCTAAACCTCTCATTTTAATAAAGTCTAATTCTTGGTCAATTCTAGGTGTTAATTTGTACTCTTTAGTCTGCGGTAGTTCTTTCTTTTGTGGTAGTTGTTCTCCTTTTTTTACCGTACCTGACTTTTCATAGTTATCAAGTGCAGTTTTGGTTAATTGACCAAAGAATCCTGTAGGAACCATAGATTTTGTTTTAAGAAAACCCAAATCCATCAATCTTTTTTGCAATTTTTTAACGTCCTCTATTTTTTTTGGGTTTCTATTTCCACCATCACCTAATTTAAGGTTTTTGGGATTTAAGTTTTCCTTATTCCCCATAGAGAGTCCTGCTGTTGCAGTAATGTTAGATTGTTCAATAAGAACCTTTTTTATAATTGATTCTAAATCATTTTCGTTCAATCTTATAATCTTTTTCATAATTTTAATTTACTATTCTATTTTGGAGGTCATGGTTTTCTTTTTGTAAGTACTCAACCTTAACAGACAATGCAGCAACTTTCTCAGTCAAAGATAAAATGAGTTCTCTCATTTCATCTTTTTCTCTACTACTTTCAGCTAATAGTGCTTCTAATTTAGAAATTCTATCTCTGCAATCACTTTTCATGAAATCTTCATCCTTTTCTTTTTTCATCGCCCTTCTTTCCCAATATCTCCACGCACTTGCGGAACCTAAAACTGTTATTGCGGTAACAAAAACCGTCCAAATCGGTGAATCTGCCATTTAATTAAATTTAATATACCTAATAAATATGATAGTTTTTATTAAATTATCACACAGTTATTACTGAAGTGACCCCTAAATGTTCGAATAAACAACGTTCAACATCAGTAGAGTTCCATATGTCGTGGGTTTTATTTTTTACTTTAATAAACAAAGTAAAGTCATCAGGTAACCAATTTTCTGATTTCTCATCATAGGCAAAGGTTTTTACCTTCTCACAAGACTCGATAGTTAAATTTTCATAATTGATTTCTAAAACTTTGACAACCAGTTTCATCAAACTTTTGTCCATGTTAAATCAGAATTTAAAACAACAGAATACAAATGTTTTTTTCCCCATTCTTTCGGTGAAATCAACGAGAGTGTCTTTATACCATCCAACTCCTCGTATAAATGATATATCTCCCCAATAACGGGTTCAAATTTGTAATGTGAGTCATATACCTCCCGATTGGTTAAATACGAATTTTGGAGTGTTTCTGCCTCTTGCAACAACTCATCATACCTTCTCTGTAGAACTCTATTAACTTTTCGAGTGCCATTCTGTTTGAAAAATGTTACATCGACTGGTTCTATCTTAGGCGCACCTACATGGTGTGGGTATGGGAGAGTATTCGGCTTTAAATTTACTTTATCTATATGGGATTGTGTGCTCACGGAACAATAATAAAAATAAAAAAGGGTGAATTCAATTATTCACCCTTTATGATAGCTAGTCCGTGTTTGATATATTCTTTCGCTCTGTCTGAAACATCTTTTATTTGATATACTTTTTCAATATCTTTAACTAATTCTTCACCGTGTTCGTTTTCTTTATAGAGTTCAATGATTTTATCCATTGCTCTATTACATTCTTTCTTAGTTTCGTCGAAATAGTTGTAAGGTTTGTAAGTTTGAAGATTACTGACTAGTTTGTTAGCTAAATCCATTCCACCGTCCGAAATATTTGGGTGTAGATGAATTGTTTTGAGTAATTCGAGAGTATCTGTCAATCCACGAACACCTGAATTTCTCAATCTTACACCTTCAATATAATCTTCAGCATCTTCAGGACCCATGATGTCTTCTAAAGACTTAGTATTACCTTTGTGACAAAATCTTTTTTCTGTTTTTTCTGTAGATTGTTCGAAAAAATATTGTTTTCTAATATTTTTCTTTTCTTCTTCTGTTAAAATGAATCTTCTTTCCATACTTTTAAATATTTTGTTTTTTGTAATTGTTTATTTCTCTATTTATATACATGAAAAAGTTTATTCTATTTCTTTTGGTATGTTTTATTGGAAAAACGGTTTTTTCTCAAGATACTGTAAGATTGGTTCATGAAAATTATACTACAGTATTCTCTAAAAGTAAAAAATATCCAGTTTTAGTTGAATGGTGGGTCACAAAACAAAAAGTTACTTGTACAAACCCTGTTCCAAGGTCAGATAAATTTTTACCTGACCCTTTATTGAAGGAACAAACTAATTTACAAGATTCTTACACCAAAAGTGGTTTTGATAGAGGACATATGAGTCCTGCCGCAGATAATCAATGTTCAGGTAAAGATGTTTTGAACGAAAGTTTCTATTTTACTAATATGTCTCCCCAATATCATTCATTAAATGCTGGAGATTGGAAAAAATTGGAAATGGAGACAAGAGAATTGTCCAAAAAATTTGATTCTGTAAGAGTATGGTGTGGAAACGTAGGAGAAATAAAAAAAATTGGTCAGGTTTCAGTTCCTGAACTTTGTTGGAAAGTTATTTACATCAAGTCACAGGACAAATATGAATATTATATCTTCAAAAACACAAAAGATAAACCTAATGGTTTGGTAGATGAGATAGTAACCTTGGCACAGTTCAAAAAAGTAGTAGGGAATGACTTTGGTTTTTAATTTACATCATTCTGAATGAAGAAATGAAGTATACTCTGTCTGAACTATACATCATAGACTTTTTCATTTCACCATTTTCAATAAATTTACCACAAGACACCAATTTTTGTTGATTTTTCAAATCAACTCCAACCAAATATAAATCTTTATCATATTTTTCACATGTGGTCGATTTGATGTACTTATCTTGGTCGACAAGCTTTAAGTTTTTAACGATTTGGTCTTTGGTAAGATTTGTGGGAATTTCATGAAGGTCTGCTAAGACTTTCAACTCCGATAATTTCATTTTTTCGTAATTCATAATACAAAGATACAAAAAATCCCACAATTTGTGGGATTTTTTTTTACTCGATACAATCAAGGAAACCAAGGACTCGTCCTTCAGTATCCACAGAACAATACTTTCCTAAGTATTTAACATGATTAAATTGGTCAGACCAATTTGGTCTGTCAAACTTACATGCTTCTTCACTCATGAATAATTGGTTTGCTTCCAAAATGGATTCAACACAAGTAAAGACTGTGATTTCTTCTTGACTTTGACAAATTGTTTCAACACCGTTAGAAACACTAACGCGATGTCCCCAACAAAGTTGATTAACAGGGTCAACAACAGGGCTAACCCAGTCAATCACAGGAGGAACAGGAACTACTTCAGGTTCTTGAGGAACAGGAGTTGGTTCAGGTTCTTTAATTGATGGGTCAAAGCTCAAACGTGGTGTAGGAATTTCTTCATAAGTAGGAGGTACAATTTTTTTATCTTTTTTAAGAGTAAAAAATGCAAGAATTCCGAATAGAACCCCCAAACCAACTAAAACTAAAATACCTGTAGACATATTACTTTATTTAATGTTTATTGATATACTACTTCAGATATTTGAGAAGCCAACTGACCTTCTAATTGAAATGCTTCGGTTTCCCAAGGTCTATCATCATATGTAATATCTTCTAATAAATAGGCCCGACCATTCCAAGTTATCCTACCGTCATCATATTTAAACGTTCCATCCAAGTATTGTTTCATGTGGACAATTTCGTGTGAGATAACAGTAATAGCCTTTCTTTTATTTAGTGGGTCTATAAACAAGTAGAAACGACCATCCAAATATCTGACATGGGCATTCAATTCACCATCAAAGGTTTTTTTAACCTCTTCAGGAAGTTCTTCAATAGTTACGGTGACACCTTCGATACCCGTTAATTCTAATCCAACCTTCACTATTGTATCATAATAAGTAGGAAGATAACCATTGATGACGGAATTTTGTTGTTTTAATTCTACAGGTTTGAAAGAAGGTTCTTCTTTTGTTTGTGAGTTATAGATAATAAAAAAACCCAAACCCAAAATAACTAATCCCACTAAAATTAAAAGTTTATTATTTTTCATTTTTAGAAATTAAATGATTTCGATAGAATTAATTTTGTTACCCTGCGAAATTTTGTCGATAACATCAACGCCTTCAACTACTTTACCAAAACAAGTATGGTTTCCATCAAGATGTTGTGTATTCGTCCTACCGTGACAGATAAAAAATTGAGACCCTCCTGTATTTCTACCCGCATGAGCCATAGATAATACACCTCTGTCGTGATATTGTTGAGGTCGGTCAACTTCACATTCGATTGTATAACCTGGACCACCATTACCAATTCCATTTGGACATCCCCCTTGAATAACAAAGTTTGGAATTACTCTATGAAAGTTTAGTCCATTATAAAACCCTTTTTGAATCAGGTCTACGAAGTTTTTTACGGTCTTGGGGGTTGCATCATCATATAGTTCTGCAATCATGTCCCCTTGTTCTGTAGAAATTTTTACTTTAGTCATATCTTTTTTTTGTAAAGATATGAATTTTTTTTACAAAACACAAATTCTTTCCATTTCTTCTTCTCTAAGAGCTAGAGTTGTAAATAAATTCTCTTTTTTAGATAAAATACTCAATCTGTATAAACCATGAGATTTACCTTCAACACGAATTTTCTCACCTTCAGTCAAACCCATTTCCATCAGTCGCATTCTTATGCAAGAATTACAATTTAAACATGGAGTTCCTGAAGAAATTTCACTTATTTCGTAAACTTTACCTACAGTTAAATTATTGAACATATAAAATCCTATTTTGCGTGTAATGTTTGTGTTCTGTTGAAAATTTCTTTCTTCTTTCTTTCTAATCTTTCTATAATCTGTCTGTCAGAATCAGAAACTTCGAAGTTTTTTGCCTTTATTTGTCTTATTTCTTCTTCCACTAAATTATATCTCCTAATACCCTCATCGTAGAGAGCCGCTTTCTGTTGATTTGTAAGATTCATATGTTTTTTTTTTAAAGTTTGACACCCAAACCCCAAGATATGTGACGTACACCTAAGTCGTAATCTATTTTGGAATTGAATTTATTTGACAAATTCAAAAGTGTACCAATTTTTAACGTTGTTATGTTGGTTCTATAGTTAGGAAAACTATATTCTCCATTATTGGACAATATAAATAATTCGTCGAAATATCTAAAGTTGTTTTTTTCTCTTCCGAACCCTAGCATCATGTGAACACCCGCAAATTTATTTAGTTTTTTTCCCAAACCAATCGAAAACGTTGATTGTTGTTGATAATTCGAAAGTTTTCTGTCTTCCCAAGGTAAAACTTTGTCTAAAGTTAGTTGCGGATAGAAAACGGATATATCTCTTGGGTTATTTTTTGAGAATTCTGCAATTACATATATTTCACGACCCAAAGTTCCCCAAAAACCAAACTCAGAATTCAAATTATAAGATAATCCGATTGAACCATGGACAGGTTTTAGTTTGATAGTGTCTATTTTTCCGTCATCGTATATGTAAACTCTTCCCGGATTTCTATATCCCCAACTATCATACCAAAAAAAAGGTGTAAAGGTATTCCATCCCCACATCGGAGACCATCTATTCCATCCCCAACCCCAATCCATCCATGGGTCGTAACCAAAGTACCTACCCGGACGATTATTTTGAGGTGTGTAATACTCGGAACGTCTATTTCTTTCTGTGAGTTTTTGTTGAGACTCACTATTGAAAGGTCTACTAAAGGATTCAGACCTAAATTGTGGAGATGATGAGGGTCCGTAGGTTCCGAAACTTCTTACATCAGCTTTTTGTGCTCTTTCGGACTGAGAAAAAACTAAAATTGGAAAAAATAACAGGAAAATTAACTTTTTCATGACTTTATTTTTTATCTATTTTATTGGTTATTCTTAGACTCAAGTTTCTTAATCACTAAATGATTACTATCAATTCTTTTTTTTGTTTTGAGACCACTTTTTCTACTTTTCATTGGTCTTGGTTTTTTTTCAGCACTTCCCATAAGTTATTCTTTTATTTTAAAGTTAATTCCATATACAATTTCTTCAATAGAAAATGAATTAATCATTTCACGAACAGAGTCTTCTATTGAACTATCTACATGGACATCAGGATATGAATCGTAATAAAAATCGAATTCAAAATTCAAGTTTTGTGAATCAGGAAACCATTCTTCTATCTCATAGTCAACAATTTGGGGATAAGATGGTAAAATAACACTCTCGATATACTTTCCAAATTGTTTTTTAAAATAGTTTATTTCTTTACCCATTCCGGTGATTTTACGTTGATATAAATACCCGTCAGGTGTGATATATAATTACTTATTCAACTTAGTGATACACTCATCGATTTTATCTCTGAGTCTACCCCCTGTACCAAAATCACCATCCACTTGAATATGTCTCCATTGTGGAATACGTATCCATTTGAATTCTTTTGCTAAGTTTAAGTCATCAACGGCAACCCAATTTGTTATCTTGTTATCCTTAACCCACTTTTTGATTTCGGCTGCACGTTCCCACTCGATTGAGGGTCTACTAAATTTCTTCCATAAGTCCTGATGTGTGGTAATATCTACTAACCTGTGTGGGTCAATCCCATAATATGAAAATATTCTACACATCTGCCTAAAGGTGAAATGTTTTCTCCAATCTGAACTCAATACCATTTCGGAATTAGTTTCAGTTAAAATTTTTTGTAGTGCTTGACAATCTTCCTCAACCCAAGGGTAAGGTATTGTAAACATATGTGAACCTTCGTTAAGGGAAACTTTACCATCACCCCAAGTTCCCCATGCTAATGGACCATCAATATCAATGAAAATAATTTTACGTCTCATAACGAGAGCAAATATAACAAAAAAATGGGATAAAATTTACTTGTAGTCTATATCCATCAACTTAATTTCGATGCGTTCTGTGGGTTCAATATATTTTGAAAGTGCAATGAGTTTTTTCCTTAAAAATTCGTGAGTTACTTTTTTCTTCTTACCGTCTTTTGTGTAGGTCATAGTTTTCGGAATAAATCTATCAGTATACACCTCAACTATATAATTTCCTAACTCCTCTTCATCGTGACCGGGTTTTCTAACCAATGTTCTGAATAAAAATGGTTCTTGGCCTAAATGTTCTTTAATCCAATCATTTGCAAGGTTGTTGAATACTATAGATAGAGCTTTTGATAGTTGGAAAGTGTTCATACTTTAAATATTTCTTGGTTCCCTTAAATGGTATTTCGCTTCACTATATGGAATAATAATAACTAAAGGTTCAAAATTTAAGATATTTCGAATTGCATCTTCCACTTCTTTCTTTATTTTTTGTTGATATTCTGAACCTCTGACGTATTCGAAAAAAAGTGCAACTACACATGGTGTAACACCTTTGGGAAACTCAATCTGAACTCGATAAATTTCTCCGATTTCAAGATTACGAATAATCTCCATAATCAAGTACTTCAATCTTTTTTCGCTTATTTCGTAGTTCATTCGGAGTTTTTATTATGTAAATTAACTTTCATCAGGAATACAGTTATTTTCATAGTGATAGACCAAAGATTCACCAAACAAATTTCTACACATCATTCTAAGATATTCCAAAATATCACCATACTCATTTATTTCTTCAATTTCAGGACCAACCTCAGTTAAAAAATAATCGATGGCATCATCTATCACTGCATCAGCATAATCATAACCATCTTCGTGTTCCTGACAATAAGGTGGATTATTTCTTTGTGATAACAAAATATACTTTACCAATGTTTTTTCATTGGCTCTTCTTTTAATTGAATTTGGAACATTTTGTTCCAACAATGTTTTGTACTGAGATTCGGAAATAATGTATTTCATTAACAATAAATACTTCTGAGGCAAGGTTTGGGAGTTATCGGAAATATACTTCCGTTTGTATGTTTAAGAGAAACAAATTCGAATGAATTTAAATAAAATCCGAAATATATTTCCGTTTTACTTCATAATATCATTCAAAACTGCAGGAACCATTTGTTTAAGTAATTCGATTTTGCGAAGTTCAAGTTCAATTCTTTCGTTCATGTTGTTTTCAAGTTCAATAAGTTTATCAAACTTAACTTTTTCGATGAGGTGAACTCGAAATACTTTCCTTTCACCTTTGGGAGTAGGAGAATCAAATATTTTCAAACCATCATCATAATAACATGGAACCAACCCTTGGTTTTCATAACGAATGAGGTCATACTTCCCAATATCAACATTCAATAAATTTTTCATAAAAGTCGAGTTGTTTCCAAAATGGAAATAGTTCAAAATAAAAATGGTTCATCATCCTCTTTGACGAAAACATACTTATAACCCAAATACATAACCCCAACAGATAATACAACGGAACATAAAAGAACAACTAATAATGTCATAAAATATTATTCATAAGATTTTGGGGAAGGTAAACCACTATACTCACATAACAACTCGTCCCTATATTCTTTTAACTTCTCCTTAACATCATCAGGAAAATACATTCCATCAGATTCCATATCAGATATGGTTCGTTTCACCGCCTTATAAATCATTTTCTTTTCTTCAACAGGAATGGAACGATTATCAAAAACCCTTTCCATCAACTTCAACAAATGAACCCTTGGCCCTCCCGCTTTAGAAGTCTTATAATCATCCTCATCAAGATTTGTTAGTTCCTTATATACCAAAACACCGAAGACAACAAAAAGTGTTGACAGAATACTTGTCAAAACTATAATATCCAAATTTTCCATTACTATTTTCTTTTAATGTTAACAAAATTCAACAAACCCAATATGGTAGGTGGCCATAGACCAATAAAAATTGCCTTTGTAGGATTATCTTGTACGATATAGATATATTCACTAACAAATATACAAACAACGCATACAACCAAAATCAATAACTCACTAATACTAAACTTTTTCATATGTTTTAATTTACTAATAACTTTTCTATTCTTTATGTTACACATTTAATGTTTTATTCCACGTTTAAGAGGTTCTTTCTTAAAGAAATAACCGGTTATATCTACATATCGGAGTAATTCTTTATCACCCTCAATTGTAGTTGTTCCCTTTGTTACTTTGAGCATTGCAATTTTATATCCTAGTTTATTAGCAAGCCATTTTACGATTAATATTGGTATTCTTTTCATATTATACGTTTAATGTTTTAATTTTTTTCAATTAAAGATTCAATCAATACCCAACCAAAAAACAAAATTCCAACAGGAAGGTTCACAGAATAACCTAAAGAAACTGAAAGTCCCAAACCAATTACAACCTTGATGGCTTTCAGACCATCTTTCAAAAATCTTTTATACCAATATTCATAATAATTTCTCATGTCTATACATTTTTACAAAGATAGACATTTCTAAAAAATTTCCAAAAATTTTTTTCTTAGTTGGGGACAAATCGGTAGAGGGGGGTCTTGTTTAAAAAAATAGATAATTGTCCGTGTGTAACAATATATTCTACGAATTACAATTGATTTTCCAAATTTTGAAATTGACCCTCATCAGAGATATTAAATTTACGTGTTCCGACTTCAGGATTATTCAACACGAATATGTTTTTATCTTTTGATGAAATATAAAGTGTTAAAATACCATTTCTACCTTTCTTAGTCCAAACCATTTTACCATAGAATGGTCCCGTTGATGACTTCGCATATTTTTCATAAGTACCTTTTGGTAATACAAAAGCATTATTCCATGCAATCTCTTCAACAACGTCCTTAGGCTTTGATAGGAGTTTACTCCATTGGGAACCGTATAATTTATTTTTTATTACACCTAATTTCATAAAATAATCAAGTTCAGAACTTGCCTGTTGTTCTGAAATCACTTCATTTACCAATCTAACCAAATCTGATTCAGTCAATCTTATAATCTTTTTCATATGACTAATAACTTTACAATAAATACTCCGACCACCTCATTTAAGATGGTTTCAACGAAGGGTTTTCAATATTATAATTTTGGTTTTCCAACTTTAACCCACTTTTCATAACCACCATATCCATATCTTTTGAATAATTTTTCTCTATCTTGTTGTTTCATATTCACCAAATCACTAAAACCTTTTTCATTATAATCGGCTTGTTCTTTACCTACCAATTTTTCTGAGAACCATCCAATCAAATTATTAATTGCTTTATACGAAAAAAAAGGATTTACCAAACCAACAAGTCCTCCTTTAAATTTTGATTTATCACCTGTTGTAATTCCATCTATAAGTGACTCAAGGTCAACAACTGTTTCATATACAGGTATAAAGTTTACCAAGGCTCCCATCAAAGTTCTTTGTGATTCATCAACATTTTTTTTGTCTAATAAATCATTTATCTTCTTAGTATATTCAGGAGTAATTTGCGAATTGACAGGTAGTCCAAAAAACTTTTTATTTAATTTAACAACTTCACCAAAAACTGGATTTTGTAGTGGCATAGGAATTCTAACTTGTTGTTCAAATAACACACCATATTGTCTTTCCGTAATAAGATATTTCATTACAAATAAATACTCCGACCCATTTGTTTAAAAAAAAACTTCTTCGGCATGTTTGTCGAACTCGTTATTGAACCAATCAACAATATGGTTATCAATATTTTCACCCAACAAAGATTCCAACAAATCATATATTGGGTAGTTCAATTGAAGCGTTTGTGAAGAATAATACCTTGCAAAAAATATTCCATCCGCATGATATATTTCATTCTCACCATTTCTTCGAATTTTAACATCTTTTTTATTAAATTCGGGATAAACACTATGAATGACTCTTCCTACTAAATTCATCATTTGTCTATTTCCCAAAGATTTCAATTGTTCTTCTGTAATAAGATATTTCATTACAAATAAATACTCCGACCCATTTGTTTAAGATGGTTCCAACGAAGGGGGATATTATATAAGGAACAAGAACCGACGAAGTCGGTCGGGGACCGTCGGTCAAAAAGGGGGTAGGGGGATTGTCGTCGGTTTCCGGCTGCAGAGAATTAACAAGCCCTTTTGCGTTCAAAATATTCTTCGGTGAGGTCAACATAAAATAGGTCCTTCAATTCCTCAAGAACTCCAAGATAATCAAAATTATCAATCATATAATACTGGGGATGAAGGTCACTCATTAAATAACTATAAAAATATGTTTCGTAAAATTCAAAGGAACTAAACGTACAAGGATTAACATTCTT